GCATATGCAAGGTTGTACCACAATTGATGAATTCAATATTGATTCGTATTTGAGCAACTATAAAGAACAATATTCCATTTTTCAAGAGAATCAGGGAATCGAATATCTTTCTAATGCCAGAGAAATAGCAACGCTTGAAAACTATGATTACCACTACCATAGATTGAGGAAATATTCATTACTAAGATATTATGAAAAACAAGGGTTAGACACACGCTTTATATATGACAGTACAATCGCTGACGCTTCAAAAATAGAAGCAGAAAAGATTAAGTTTGACAATTATACGGAACAAGACATTATTGAGATTGTTGAAACAACATTCGTTATCAATCCCAATATGAAGTATTGCACCAATACACTCAGTACAGATGTTCAAGCTGGTGATGGTATGACGGATCTTGTTAATGAATTAATGGAAGTTCCTGATGTGGGTTTAGCACTAAACAATGTGGGCTTAAATACGGTATCAAGAGGCGCAAGGTTGGGGTGTTTATTTATGCGTTCTTGCCCCCAGGGCGGCGGCAAGACAAGGATGGCGGCAGGTGATGCCTGTAAAATAGCGGTTCCCTATTTCTATGATGTGAGTACAAAACAGTATGTATTTACGGGAAACAGTGAACCAACAACAATATTTTCAACAGAAATGCCGGTTGATGAGATACAAACACTTTTGATAGCAGCCGTTAGCAAGGTGAACGAAGAGCATATTTTGTATGGGACATATGAAAATGATGAACTAGACAGAGTAACACAAGCAATTTCTTACATAGAATCCAGTCCACTATATATCGTACACATTCCCGATTTTTCCATTGAAGATATAAAGAACCAGATTAAAAAATACAATAGAGAATTTTCTGTGCGATATTTTTTCTTTGATTATATCCATACTTCATTACGGCTAATGGCAGAGGTTAATAGTAAATCTGGTATGGGATTAAAAGAACATCAATTACTTTTGGTATTTGCAACAGAATTAAAAACGATAGCACAGCAATTAGATGTATTCATTTATACCGCTTCACAGTTAAACGGAGAAGCACAAAACGCTTTGTATAAAGATCAGAATTTGTTGGCTGGTTCAAAAGCATTGGCAAACAAGTTAGATATGGGGGTTATTTCAATGGCTCCAACAAAGGCAGAGAGAAAAAAGATTGAAGCAGTTTTACACAAGATGGTCAATATGCCAGTACCCAATATGTGCCATTGGGTATATAAGGTAAGGCGAGGCAGACTAACACGAATTATTATTTGGACAAAAATTGATTTGGGTACCATGACAGAACAATGTTTATTTGTTACCAATTACGATTTTGAACTAATTGATATGGATTTTACAAAGATTGAACAGGTAGAAGAAAAAATAAAAGAACATTCTGTCTTGCTGTCACAAGTTCCTGATAGTCCATTAGAAGAAAATGAGGAAGAACCAACTGATAAGAAAAGTTGGGGAAATTGGTAAGTGAGGTGATGACATGTATTTAGATAAAGATGCAATTCTCAACTCACTTACTAAAGAAGATATTATCAAAATCGTTATGAATCTTGGTTCTGCATATCCTAAATCAGATAGTAATGGTGATTTGATTTTTCAATCGGTCTGTCATGGATCGGATTCATGGAAATTATATTACTATCACGAACCAAATGAAGAAAAAGATTATAAGGGCAGAACTTTTCATTGTTATTCCAGATGTAGTGATAGTTTTAACATCGTTGAATTAGTAATTAGAGCAAATAGAACGAAAGGAAAAACTGTTACATGGTATAAAGCCCTTAGATATATTGGACAATTAACAAATAAATTGGCAACAACAAGTGCTGAAGATGTAGAAAAAGAAAAGAATCACATTACAGATTTTGAATGGATTAACAGATTAAAATCTGTAAAGAAGAACAAAAAAGAAATTCCTACATTGTCCAAAGTTAATGAAAATGTTTTAGAAACATTTTACTATGCACCACATGAAGATTGGTTAAATGACAATATTTCTCGTGAAGCACTTAGCAGATATGAGATAGGATATTATGGATTGACAAATCAAATTGTTATTCCTCACAGAGATAAAGAGGGACGTTTGATTGGAATAAGGGGTAGATACCTTGATGAAAAGGACATAGAAAGAGTTGGAAAATATGTTCCATTGCAAATAAACGGTAGATTTTTAAGTCATCAGTTAGGTTCAAATTTATATGGAATCAATGTTACACAAGACAAAATCAAAAGCATTAGGAAAGCTATGATATTAGAATCAGAAAAAGGATGTATGCAAAATTATTCCTATTTTGGAGAAGATTCTTTTGCTGTTGCTACTTGTGGAAGCAATATAACTCTCACACAACAAAAAATATTACTTTACTACTTGAAGTGTGAAGAGATTATTCTGGCTTTTGATAGAGAATATGACGATCCGCATTCGTTTGAAGCAGAGATATATTATAACAAATTGGTTAAAAAGGTAGCAAATATAGTTCCATATTGTAAGGTGTGTTTATTGTTGGATAGCGAAAATAGGTTGCCATATAAAGCTAGTCCTACAGATATGGGAAAGGAAGTTTTATTGGAACTGCTTGACGAGAAAATTGTGATTACTATGGATGAGGTTAATAGAGTATTAAAAGAAACAAAGAAGGAGAAATAATTGCAAGAATTACTAAATAGAATTAGACCTGTAACGGAGACAGATAAAGAACTTCCAGTATTTTCTTATAGTAAATTGGAAGTTTTTAAAAACTGTCCGTTGCAATATAGATATAAGTATATTGAAAAAAAGTATTCTCAGGATACTTCAATTGCTTTAGAACTTGGGAGCTTGTGTCACTATGTTTTAGAACAGAAAGGACGAATGGTTGCTGCTAAACAAAAAGTTGATTATGACAAACTAAATAATATTTTGCTAGACGGTGTATCGGAAGTAGATGAAAAAACAAAAGAAAAGTTGTTGGGTGTAAGTCAATTAAAACGAAAGTATTTTGAAGTATGGCACGAGGCAGACAATGCTAGTGGTGCTTCATATGATGAAAAAATCAAATTGTTTGATCAAGTATTACATAAAGAAATGGAAGATACTGAGTGGGAATCTACATATTTTGAAAGACCGTTTGAGTTTGTTTGGGATAACAAAGTAATTTTGAAAGGCTTCATAGATCGCATAGATGTAAAAGATGGACAATATAGAACTGTGGATTATAAGACTTCCAAAAAAGTATATGAACAAAGCAAATTGGCTACTTCATTACAGTTTGGAATTTATGCCTTGGCAATTTTGAATGAATTTGGAGTATTGCCTGCTGAATCAAAATACAGATTTATTCTTATTGACGATGAGCAGTATGCTCTTACAAAAGGGTGGGAGAAGCGTTTAATCAAAGCGTTAGATAAAGTGTTTGGTGATATAGAAGCAAGCGAAAATAAGAAAGTTTTTGTACCAAAACCATCTCCTTTATGTCATTGGTGTAATTTCTGCCAGACTAATCCAGAAGCAACAATTTATAGAAATGAATGTGAATATTTTTCTAAGTGGACTCCAACACAGAAAACATTTGAGGTTAATAAAAAGTGGAACGCATTAGAAAATATGAACCCTACAACGAAAAGAAAGTTGGTATTTTGATGACAGAAGATAGATATAAGTTGGTTGAAAGAATTGTGGATTCCATTGAAAATAAAGATTTGAAAGAATTATGTGTCGCAATATTAGATGATATGCCGGATTATATTTGGCATGTTCCAGGAAGTTCTTCTGGAAAGTATCATCCATCAACGGATCTGGGAGAGGGTGGATTGATGAGACACCAAATTGCGGTTGCTAGATTCTGTAATTGGAAATTAGAACTGGAGCAAAATCAAAACAAATTTGATTCAAGACAAAGAGACTGTTTAAGGATTGCTTGTTTGTGTCATGACGGAAGAAAATCTGGAGAAGAAGATAGTGGGCATACAGTACATGAACATCCCAGATTAATGTTTGAAGCTGTAAAGAAAATGGAAGAAAAATTTCCTCGATTAGTAGATGAAATAGATATGATTGCTAATTGTATTGATACCCATATGGGACAATGGAACGTTAGTAAAAAGTCGGAAGTGATTTTATCTAAGCCAATAACATTGACACAAGAATTTGTACATGAATGTGATTATTTGGCTTCTCGTAAAGATATAGAACTTCAATTTGATAATTGGGAGAAACCTGAATTGCCACCATTAAATACATATGTTTTAACTTTTGGTAAGTACAAAGATAGAAAGTTGATAGATATAGCTTCAGAAGATAAAGGATATATTGATTGGTTAAAAGAGAATTATGGAAGAGAACCAGTAAGAAGTTTATTAAAACAGTTATAAAGAGGAGGACATGAGTGAGTTTTTTTGGAGTACATAATCATAGTGATGAGGGAAGTAATCTCAGACTTCGAGATTCCATAAATAAAATACCAGAAATGATTGAGTATGCTCACTCATTGGGTCATTCTGGTATTTGTTTTACAGAACATGAATCAATTACTTCCTCTTTAGACGCATTGAAATATTATGATAATCACAGAAATATAGAGGGATGGGAAGGATTTAAAGTTGTTCTTGGTAATGAGATATACCTGTGTACTGAAGATGTAACAGCAGAAAACAAATTTAATAACCGTTATCCACATTTTATTTTGGTGGCTTTAAATGCAAATGGTCATAAGGGCATTAGAGAATTAAGTACAAAAGCATGGATTGTAAATTCATTTATGCATGTTATGATGCGAGTCCCTACTTATTATAGTGATCTTGAAGAAATGATGGCGAACTATAAGGGGGATATTGTGGGGAGTAGTGCTTGCCTTGGAGGAGCATTACCGCATAGATTATTGCAATTTCAGGATTTAGAAAAAAATAATCCAAAACAATATGCAGAAATTTGGCAGTCTTGTAAAGATTGGATTGCATATATGAATGAAATATTTGGGGAAGGATATTTCTTCTTAGAATTGCAGCCTTCTCATATGCAAGAGCAAATATATGTCAATCAAAAATTGCTACAGTTATCAGCCGAAACTAGTACACCATACATCATTACCACCGATGCACATTATTTAAAAAAAGAGGATCGAGAGATTCACAAAATCTTTTTAGAGTCGCAGGACGGTGATAGGGAAGTAGATGATTTTTATTCTACCACTTACATAATGAGTGAAGAAGAAATTCATGATTATATGGATGACTATTATGGATATGATGTGGTGCAAAAAGGTTTGGATAATACAATGCTCATCTATGAAAAAGCAGAGTATTACAAATTAACAAAAGATTTAGATATTCCTTATTTGCCTCTTGATACAAGTGAACCAAACAAAGACTTATATGAAAAATACAAAAGTAAAATTGCATTATTAAAGGACTTTTATGAATCAAAATATGACTGTGACAGGCATCTGGTAAGAGATATTGTCGCATACATAGATACGGATGAATATTATCGTACAAAAGAAGCCTATGAAAAAATCAATGAGTGTTTGCATTATATCAAGGATTCTTCCGAAAAAATGAAAGTACGATGGTCTAAGTATCTGTTACAGATTGCCATTGATGTACAGATTGCTTGGGAAGCTGGAACATTGGTAGGAGCAGGACGAGGATCAGGAGTAGGATTTTGTCTGCTAAATATACTTGGTATTACACAAATTAATCCATTGAGAGAAAAGACAAAAACTTATCCTTGGAGATTTTTGAATCCAGAACGTGCCTCTGTGTTAGATATAGATATTGATATATGTGGTTCAAAGCGTGAGACAGTTATTCAGGCAATGAAAGACACTTATGGAGAAGATAGAGTTAGTAAGGTCATGACCTTATCTACTGAAAAAAGTAGAAGTGCTATTTTAACTGCTGCTCGTGGATTGAAAATTGACAATGATATTGCACAATATATCAGTTCTTTGATTGTAGCAGATAGAGGACAATTAAGAACATTATCCCAAATGTATTATGGAGATGATGATAATCCACCAGTTAGAGAATTTGTAACTGAGATGGATAAATACCCTGAATTGTGGAACGCAGCACAAAAAATAGAAGGGTTAGTAAATGGTGTGGGTTCACACGCAGGAGGGATTATTCTTGTAGATAAGCCTTTTACCGATACAACTGCTTTAATGAAAACCAATTCAGGAGATATAATTACACAATTTGATCTTCATATGTGCGAGGATTGTTCGCTTATTAAGGTAGATTTATTGTGTATTGATGCATTAGATAAAATGCAAGCGGAATTGGATTTGTTATTAGAGAATAAATTAATTGAATGGCAAGGCTCTTTGAAAGCGACTTATGAGAAATATATTGGAGTATATACACTTGAACGTGAAGCAGAAGATATGTGGAAGATGTTGTGGAACCACAAAGTAATGTCTTTCTTTCAGATGGAAAAAGAAAGTGGAGTACAAGCGGTTGCATTAGCAAAGCCTGCATCCGTTGACGAATTAGCAACAATCAATTCTGTATTGAGACTAATGGCACAAGAAAAGGGCGCAGAATCTCCATTGCAAAAATACGCTAGGTTTAGAGAAAATATTCAGTATTGGTATGATGAAATGACTGAATACGGACTTACGCAAGAAGAACAGGATATTTTGAAAGACATTATAGGCGTATCATTTGGCATTTGTGAAGCACAGGAATATTTAGTGCTATTAACACAGCATCCTAAAATTGGTGGTTTTTCGTTGGCTTGGGGTGACAGGTTAAGAAAAGCAGTAGCAAAAAAGAAACCTAAAGAGTTTCTACAGTTGCAAGATGAATTTTTTGCAAACGCAAAAGAGAAAAATTTATCAAAGAACCTAACGAATTATGTGTGGAATGTTCTTATATGTACTCAAAGGGGATATGGATTTAATAAATCGCATACATTGGCATATTCGATTATCGGATTACAGGAATTGAATTTATGTTATAAATACAATCCGATTTATTGGCAGACAGCGAATTTAATTGTAGATTCAGGTGCAATAGATGAAAATGCTGGTGACTCTACCAATTATGGCAAGATGGCAATAGCAATAGCGTCTGTACAAAAAGAGAATGTTAAAGTAGAACTACCACTTATCAATTCAGCGGAATTTGGTTTTAAAGCTGATGTTGAGAACAATAGAATTATTTTTGGCTTTAAGGGTATCAATGGTATTGGTGATGATATTGTACAAGCTATTATTCAAAACAAACCATTTAATTCTATTGAAGATTTTGCCACGAGAATGTTGGATACTAAGCTGATCACAAATTCTAAAATGGTTCAGTTGATAAAAGCTGGTTGCTTTACAGATTTACATTCTCAAGATAGAGAAAAAACAATGGACTGGTTTTTAAAGAAGTATGCCTTTATTCCTTGCGAAAAGATTACAATGCAACAATTTGGAAAACTTATAGGATTGGGTATCATACCTGACAACTTAGATTTGGCAGTTAGAACAGTGAATTTTAAAAAGTATGTTTTAGATGATGAAAACTTATTTGAAAAACATATTGAAGAAGGAAAGAAGATACCCAAAAGAGGATATCATGATGGCTACTATATTTTAGATGATAATTCACAGCCATTCTTTAAAGAACATTTTACAGAGGATTCAATAGTAAAAACCAAAGGAGATTATTACATTGTTTCAGAGAAATTATTTGCAAAAGAGGCAGATCAAAAGATTCAGTCATTAAAGGATTGGTTTGAAAATGAAGATACATTGAAATTGTATAATGATTCTGTCTACCAAACAATATGGAGAAAAAACGCTGATGGTTCCTTGCCTTCATGGTCTATGCAAGCATTAAGTTTCTATGATGGAGAACATGAGTTGGAACATATGAATGAAGAATTATATGGTGTAGTGAATTTCTTTGAATTACCAGAAGAACCAGAACCATATGATTATTATACTCGGTACATAGACGGGACACCAAGACAAATGCCTAAATTTAAGATTTCTCGAATTGCTGGTACAGTAATCAATGCAGATAATCTTCATTGTATGGTAACACTTTTAACCAGACATGGAGCTGTGCAAGTGAAATTTAATAAAGGACACTATGCGTTTTATAACAAACAGATTTCAGCGAAACTTGATCCTGATAGTGACAAAAAGACAGTACTTGAAAAAAGTTGGTTAAGTCGTGGTTCAAAAATTATCGTTGCTGGTATTAGAAGAGAAGACAGTTTTAGACCAATGATATACAAAGATACAATTTATCAACACACAGTTAATAGAGTCCAAGAGATTTATGAAGATGGAACATTATTATTGCAATCTGAACGGACAAAGGTATAGGAAAGAGAGGAAGAATGGCACTAGAAGATAGAATAAAAATTATTTGCAGTGTAGAAACAATCAGGTTTTATAAAAATGAATTTGGTATAGCGGTTGTTTCGGTAGACAAAGTAAAGGAAGGTAAACTAAAGACAGATAAATTCAACCAAATTATTATTAAGGGAACAATGCCTCAATTGATTGAAGGTAATCCTTATATATTGGTAGCTGATTATGTAGAAGATCCGAAATGGGGAGGTCAGTACAATATCATTTCAATCTATAGTGCTATTACTTTTGGTGAGGATGACATAGTGGGACAGAAAAAATTCCTGTCCACTTTGTTTACTCCGTTACAGATTGAGAATATGTACGCTGTTTTAGATAATCCATTTGAGTCTTTGAAGAATAATAGAGCAGAAGATTTGGTTCAAGTAAAAGGGTGTGGGCTTGATACGGCTGCAAGATGGATAGATAGATTCAATCGAAATATGCATCTTGCAAAGATTTTCTCGGAATTAGAGGATTTTAACCTGACAAATAATATGGTACAAAGATTGATGGAGAAGTACAATTCGCCAGACCTTGTAATTGAGAAAGTAAAAAACAATCCATATGTTTTATGCAATGAAGTGAAAGGTATCGGCTGGAAGACCGCTGATAAAATCGCACTTGAAGGAGGAATGGGAGAATATAGTATAGAGCGTATCAGTGCTTATATGTATAAGTATTTGGACGATTCGGGACAGAATGGTTGTTCATGGGTAACACCAGATGAACTAATGGGTGCAATTATTGAAATGTTAGGAGAAGAAATACCTGATGCCAATATTACAGAAGCGATTCATGCTATGGAAGAAGATTTGTGGTGGAATGAGGACAAAACGCAAATCGGACTCAGAAAATATTTCAATGTAGAAGATAAGATTGCGAAAGAATTAATCAGAATACGAGATGCAAAGTCAGAAATCGCTTATGGAGATTGGGAAGACACAATTAAGCACGTTGAACATAAGAATGGCTGGCAATTTACAGAAGAACAAAAGCTAGGTGTGAAAGAAGCACTTGAAAACAATGTGGTGGTTATTCATGGAGAAGCCGGAACAGGAAAAAGTTCTTCTGTATCAGCTTTTCTTGAAGCACTAAAGAATTATGTATATGTACAATGTGCATTATCTGGTAGAGCAAGTTCCAGAATGGCAGAGATTACAGGAGAAGAAGGGTACACGATTCATAGGTTGTTGAAATATCCGTGCCAAGGCGAAGGTGGTAAAAATGGTTTTACATATCACGATGAAAATCCTTTGGACGTAGATATCGTAATTGTTGATGAAATTTCAATGGTAGATGCGTATTTGTTCTATTATCTGATTAGAGCGATTCCTTCAGGAGCAAAGCTGATTTGTTTGGGTGATATGGGACAGTTAGAGTCTATTGGTTGTGGAAATATTGCGTTTGATATGATCCATTCGCCAGAAATTCCTACAGTGTATCTTAGCCAGGTGCATAGACAAGCTGCTTCATCAGCAATCGTTACAGAGGCAAGACAGATTAGACAAGGAATACAGATTGTAGAAAAAGATTGGGTTGGTACAGATATTCGAGGAGAACTAAAGGATTTGTCTTTAGATTGTTATTCTGACAAGAGCAATACATTTTATAAAGTTATGCAGAAGTTTTCAGAAGCAATGAATAAAGAAAATTTTGACATAATGGAAACTCAGATATTAGTGCCAGTAAAAAATAATGGAGATGCTTGTACTTATAATATCAATAATACAATTCAAGATTTGTACAATCCAAGTGATGACAGCAAACCACAGATTGAAGTAGTGTCCCAAGGAAAAGTTACAATTCTCCGACAGGGAGACAAGGTTATAAATACACAGAATACCTATAAGACCATTCCACCAATTTTTAACGGTAATTTGGGGATTATTAAAGATGTGTTCCCAGAAGACAAAGCATTAATTATTTCATTCATGGGAATTGGAGAAGTTTATGTTGAAGGAACTCAGGTAAACAGTATTGAACTTGGATACGCAATTACTGTTCATAAATCGCAAGGATCACAATTTGACCATGTAATATTCGGGATTGATTTTGGGTCATATTCGCTGCTAACAAGAGAATTATTATATACAGGAATCACGAGAGCAAAAAGAATGTGTGATATGGTAGCACAAATTGGAGCGTTGAGAATGGCGATTAGTAAAGAGGGAGTAAGTAAGAAGCAAACCCATCTGCAGCAATGTTTATATGATACTGCTCATCCAAAGTTGGTGTTTTGATTTAAAAAACAGTCTATATATAGTAGCTTGCAAAGCGCAAAACCACTATATATAGACTAAATATGCCAATAAAATAGGACTTTTATGTATTATGAAATGCTTATGAGTACAAAAAAACCTATAATAATTTGAGCGCAGCATATGGCAATAGGTAAATTATGGTGAATTGTATTATTGTAATTGTAAGGACTATCAATTTGTTGGGAATGTACTAAAATATATTTTTTGATTGAATTCTTTATGGTATTTATTTTCTTCATTTCAATAGTAGATAATAAACATGTAAAAATAGAAAAAATAATTCCTACTACTGGAAAAATTTGATTCGGCAAATTTCCTGTATTAGCACCCCAAGCGTCTTTCATATAAGGAATAAAAAATAATATAAAACTGAGTAAAACAGTTTTGGATGTAAGAGACCAATATTGAGATAGTCTAAATTTCCATTCATCATGTAAAATATTTATATAGTCTAAATCATGATTTATTCTATTTCCAGATGGGTTGCTCATATTGATATCCTCACTATTTTTTTGGACTAAGTATATCATATATTTATAAGAAAATAAATACCTATGAATCAATGAAAGATAGGTTTCAAAGGTAAAAAAATAAATGAAAGGAGTAAAGAGATTTGTGCGCACAGAAAATCATGATTTGCTCCTAAAAAATATTGAAATATTTAAAACTTAATGAAGATAAACATTTAATATTTAATGAAAGTGCATTAGATATATTGGATTTAATGATAGAAAAGGGTAAGAAGGTAGATATGATTTTTACTGATCCACCTTATAAAATTACAGCAAGGGGTAATGGTGGTAATTCAGGCGGTATGTTTCAAAAAAAAGAGGTCAACAATGGAAGGGTATTTAATGTAAATGATTTGGAAATTGAAGACTGGTTGCCAAAGTTCTATAAAGTTCTGAAAGATAATAGTCACTGTTACATAATGACCAATAATAAAAATATTACACACTATCTTGATGTTATTGATAAATCAGATTTTCACTATATCAAATGTCTTATATGGGTTAAGGATAATAAGATTATGGGACAAACTTATATGAGTCAGTTTGAATATATTATTATGCTAAGGAAAGGCTCACACAAGAAAATCAATAATTGTGGCACAAGTGATGTTTTACAAATTGCTAATAAAAAAATGAAGGATGAAAATAATAAGACAATTCATGATACAGAAAAGCCAGTTGAATTAACTGACATTCTAATTCAAAATTCTTCTAATAAAGGCGATACGATTTTTGATCCTTTTATGGGTATCGGCGGATGTGGTGTTAGCTGCAAAAAACTTGACAGAAAATTTATTGGAATTGAAATTGCTGAAAAATATTTTCAGATTGCGAAAGAAAGAATAGGTTTGTATCAATGAATCGCTCGTTTTATCCAGTGAATGTGAGGTGATTATGTGAAAATTATATTTTTGGATGTGGACGGAGAACTTACATATAGCAATTATAAAAATGAAGAAACTGCAAATATTGATATTGGAAAAGTGAAACTTCTTAAAGAAATATGTGACAAAACAGATGCAAAAGTTGTTATTAGCTCTAGCTGGCGAGGATTTGAAAAATATACACCTCAAATATATCATGTTTTGAGAAAAATTTTATCAAAGAATAATATAGATGTTTTAGGTGATACACCATATTTAAAAACAGAAATTATAGGTGATATTCCTGAAACAATAAGATTAGAAGAAGATTTAGATATTAAATGTAAGTATGGAACTGGAAGAGCTGCGGAAATTCAAAAATGGGCTGACGAACATGATGTAGAAAGTTTCGTGATATTGGATGATGAAGATTGGCAATGGTCTGATTATGGGTATGAAAATAATTGGATACAGCCTACATGGTTTGGTGATGGAGGTTTAAAAAGAGAACATGTAGATATGGCTATAAATATTCTAAATAAATAAACGGGAGGACTATCTATGATAATGATAAATGGGAACTGGGAGCAAGTCAAAGACTTATCAGATGTTCTCAGAATTGTATCTGAAAATATTGGTATTGAGTTTGCTCAGAAAGTAGAAGAGATATTTGAGGAGGAATTATATGATCTCAAATCCTAAACATGGTTGGTGTAATTTCAAATTAGGGACATTTGATGGTACACCAAGTTATTTAACAGACGTGCCAATAGATATACTTGCAGCTTTTATAGATTATCATAATAAAGGCTGTGGAGTGATTTGGTTTGATGAAGAAGGCACAGAATTTACATTAGTAATAACTCCATATTCATTATTTATTATTGAAGAAAAAGAGAAACCAATATTACATGATTTTTCTGAGATGAAGATAGAGGATTTGGAGAAAGAACTTATTAAAGACATAGAAAATGATTTGTATGGATGGGCTAATTTTATAACTGATGACGATGTGGAAGAGATTAAACAACATGAAACTGAGATTAGGCAGAGGATAGCGATTTTAAAGAAATATATGAGACAATGAATCCACGCTTTCAAAGGAGAAATTGGACAATGAAGAAATTTATTAAAAGATTATTCTGCAAACATGATTATAAATACACTTATCTTTACATGATTAACGGAGGAATGGCTAAGTTATATCATTGTGAATGTAAAAAGTGTGGAAAGGTAAGGTATAAAACTAACTAATGAAAATATTTTTTGATACAGAATTTACAGGGTTACATAAAGATACAACATTAATTAGCATTGGGCTAATTTCAGAAGATCGAAGATGTTTTTATGCAGAACTAACAGATTATAAAAGAACATTACCAGATACAGATAATTGGAATTGGATAGAAGAAAATGTCATTGCAAATCTTTATAAATCAAAAAGTGAAAATGACAGAAAATATATTCCTAATTATCATATTGGAACAAAGGATGATATTGCATTGGCTCTTGGTAATTGGTTTAGCCAATTTGATGGAGTAGAATTGGTGTCTGATGTATGCCATTACGATATGGTTCTATTAATTGATTTGTTTGGAACAGCGTTTGACTTGCCTAAAAATGTAAGCGCAAGTTGCTACGATATAAATCAAGATGTTGCAAGACATTATAGAATTAGTCAATCTGAAGCATTTGATAAATCAAGAGAACAAATATTATGGGATAGGTGGAAGGATAACACAGTTAGTGGCGAAAAGCACAATGCTTTATATGATGCGAAAGTTATTAGGGAGTTATATCAAATTTTGAATAATGTAGATTTTGATAAATAATGAGGTAATGAAACAAGTCTTTCAAAGAAAAAAATAAAGGAGAATGTGACTATGGATATTGTAAAATTAAATGTTTATGCAGAGGCGTATTATAGTGGAGCTACTTATGAAGAAGATGTGGTTATATCAAAGAATTTATATGAAAAAATCAAAACAGAATTAGATGAATATGATTCCGAAAACAATGAAAATGCAAGTGGTATCTATGTTGGTGAGTTGGATGGTAAACATAGTGAAGTAGAAGGGGATCTTTCCATAGAAGTGTATTCAGAAGATGAAGTTGCAGATTGTGACTGGAATCTAAATGAAGATGGAGACAGGCTTTATTATAAGGTGAAAGATATTTGTGACGAAAAGGATTTAGATTTAGATGAAGATATTAAAGCTGTAAAAGAGTATTTGAAAAATGTTGATTCATATGTAGAAATTTCTATTATGGCAAAGAAAAGTAATGTAGATAAGATCAGGGAATATGCAGAAAGTTTAGAGCAGAAATAGTATTGAAATCGCATTTTAAAGGAGAAGAAAGTGACAAAAAGAGAGAAAGAAACATTAAAAAAACTATCAAAAAAACAATTGATTTATCTAATAGAAAATTTTAGAAATAGCCAATGTTTAATTGGCGAAGTTTGTGTTGACGAATCTAAACAACATATTGATAGTAAAAGTGCTGTCAATAAAATCCGTGATTATATTTATAATATGCCAAGCTTATATGATGTAACAAATTTAAAAGCATATATAGATATGAAAATGAAAAAGATTTCTATAACAAAATATAGAAGTATAATCGGATTAGATTAATGTTTGTTTTGAAGAAAGGAGTGTATGTTTGTTAGAAGTTATAAAATTATTTAAGCAAATTCAGAAAACAAGTAGCCTAAATGACAAAAAGAAAATCATTACAAATAACAAAGATAACGAGTTATTTAAGGAATGTTTGAAGTTCCTGTTAGATGGAAATGTAACAACAGGAATTGCAGAAAAGAAATTTGATTCAATTACAGTTCAAACATCAGATTGGGTACATAATGATATTGATAGTGAATTTTTAGGATTGTTGAATTATATTAAGCAACACAACACAGGAAGAGAAGAAGATGTAATACATGTACAGTCGTGGTGCTGTATGATGAGTAATGAAGTAAAAGATTTTGTTAGAGGATTGATCACAAAAAGTATAAAACTTGGAGCTGATGCAAAATTAGTGAACAAGTGCATTCATGGACTTATTCCGACCTTTGATGTTATGCTTGGTACTCCGATTGATAAAGTGAAACTAAAAGGCAATGAATGGATTTCTATATCCAGAAAGTTAAACGGATGTTTTGATGGAAATACATATATTACTATGTCTGATAATACAAAAAAGAAAATTAAAGATATAGTTATAGGCGATGAAGTTTTATCATTTAATGAAAATACCAAAAAAATATCAAAACAAAAAGTAATAAATGTATTTGATAACGGACTAAAAGATAGGTCAGAATGGATGCAAATAGAAACTGCCGTAGAAAGAGGGAACCTTAGAGATTTTATTCAAGTAACAAAAAATCATAAAATATTCACTCCTGATGGGTGGAAAGAGGCGGGAACCTTATATAAAGGAGATACTATCTATATTAAGGATTATGATTGGACGAAATGTTATGGGGAATATAAATTAATTGAAAGAAAAATAGAAAAAATTATTTTAAGTGAAGAACTTAAATTTAACCATTCAAGTGAAAGAAAATCCAATAGAGCTTATGACATAGAAGTTGAGAATAATCATACTTATTTCGCAAATGGATATGCGGTTCATAATTGTAGATGTGCTTTTGTAGGCAATAAGTGTATGACCAGACAGGGAAAAGAATATATAGGCTTGGATCATATTATCAATGATATTACGAAAACGGGATATGAGAATTATTTCATTGATGGTGAACTTTTATATAAAAATAGCGAAGGGCTATCAGACTCAGAATCTTTCCAAAAAGGTACTGGAATAGCGATGAGTAAAGATGAAAATAAACTGGACTTAAAATTAGTAGTATTTGATTTGTTTCCGCTAGAAGAATTTTGGAATGGCAAATCACATAATACGTATAAAAATCGCAGAAAAGCCTTAAATCTATTTGATTTACAATTGCAGGATGTTTGCTGTAAGAATATAGAGGTTGTAAATCAGTTATATGCCGGTACAGATCATTCTGAAATCTGGAAGTGGCTAGATTATGCTGAAGAAAATGACTGGGAGGGCGTTATTATCAATTTAGATGAACCTTATGAATGCAAGCGTACTAAAAATTTGATAAAGGTTAAAAAGTTTTTATCTTGCGATATTAAGTGTATTGGCATAGAAGGAGGTTCAGGACGCAACAGAGGAACATTGGGAGCGTTGGTGTGTGACTATAAGGGGAATAAAGTTAATGTTGGGAGTGGATTTTCTGATGAAGATAGAAAACGAATTTGGCAAAATCCTGAAGGCGTAATTGGTAAAATCATTACTGTGAAGTATAAAGAAGAAACAAAGAATAAGGATGGAGGTATATCAATCCAATTTCCAGTGTTTGAAACTGTAAGATTTGACAAAAGTGAACCAAGTTATAATTAAATAAGGGGGGTAAAAAAATAAAAGTAAATACTATATATAAAACTGACAATTTAGATTTGCTGCAGAAGTTAGAGGATGAAAGCATAGATCTTATCTACAATGACATTTTATATAATACAGGCAAAAAATATGATGATTTTATTGATAATTTAGGAAGCATATCAGAAGCGGTTCAATGGTATTCCCCAAGATTGTTTGAAATGAAAAGAGTATTGAAACCTACTGGCTTATTGTATATACATTGTGATTGCAATTTGTCACATTATATAAAAATAGCACTTGATAAAATTTTTGGCGAAGCCAATTTCAGAAATGAAATAATTTGGTGGTATAATTCTGCGCCAAGAAAAAAGAAAGACTTCGGGAAGAGACACGACACAATTTTTCGATACAGCAAATCGGATAATTATTATTTCAATGAAAATAGCCAATATATTAGGCAAGAATATTCTAAAACAGCTCCGCGAGGATATGAAAAAGAGAAATATTACGATAGTCGCGGAAAAATAATGGATGATGTATGGAGAATAAATATATTAGGGCAAAATGATAAAACGGAGAGGGTTGGTTATTCAACACAAAAACCAAAAGAATTATTGTATAAAATAATCGACTCAAGCTGTCCTGCAAATGGTATTGTTGCAGATTTTTTCTGCGGTTCAGGTACTACCTGCGTAGTTGCTAAAGAATTGGGGAGACAATACATAGGATGTGATATCAACGAAAAAGCTGTGAAAATTACTGTGGATAGATTGAAAGAGGTAGAAACATATGGAAAGACCGATTCGAACTCTTAAAGAATTAGCAATTCAATTTTGTTGTTTAACTGAATGCGATAATTGTCCTGTGGAGATATATGGGTACGAGAAACGCACAAGAAATGAAAAAGAAAACTTACATATTCCCTGTTGCTGTAATCTGTATAAATGGATTGTTGAACAAGCGAATGCAGTTAAATGATAATTAGACAAGTTTATAATAAGGGTGTGAATAACATATGATTGGTATGCAATCTTTTATCCCTATTTGGGTGGATATTATTTTGTGGTGTGGCCTTGGATGCTTTGCTTGTACTTGGATAAGAAGATTTATTTCAGAAATTTGTTCTTTGAAGAAAAGGGTATATATGTTAGAAACCAAATACAATATACGAAATAACGAAACTAAAGAAGGTGATATAAAGCAAAGATAGAAGTTTATACAGGAAGGAGAGATATATTTATCATTTTAACAACAATTATTTTTTCGGCAATTTTAACATCAAATGTATTATGTGCAGGAACAGGAATTGATTTTGCGCAAACATTTGATGGATATGTAACAATTTCCAATTACGATGCAGAAGAAGCTGTATCGCAAATTGAAAAAGAACATATCGGAAAGTTTGAATTAACATTCTATTCTAAAGAACAATTTCCCTATTCACCAACAGCAACAGGAGTAATGCCTGTTGTTGGGAGAACAGTAGCGGTTGACCCATCTTTAATTCCATATGGAACAATGATTGAAATAGATGGTTTTGGAGTAAGATACGCAGAGGATACTGGAGGTGCTATAAAAGGAAACAAGATTGATGTATTTGTAGAAAAAACTTCTGAAGCGTTTCAGCTTGGCAGACAGAAAAATGTTGATGTATGGATAGTAAGATAAAGGAGGTTAAAATGCAGAAAACAAATATTGTAACAGTATTTAACTGGATTGCAGATGATTGGAAAAGGGTAAAAAACCATTGCAGGACAACGGATAATAAAGATTTTACTGAAAATAATGCAACGGATGCATTCAAATGGCAGCTATTGATTTCAGAACATTCTCCAATCCGTCTGATAGAGTTTGACTGGACATGGAAGTCTATACCGTATTGGGTTTCTACTGAGTGGTCGAGGCATAAGTTTGAAAAATTTATCAGCACACAAAGAAATGACAGATTAAAAGATGTTGTTCCAAGAGGAGAAAAACTACAGGAGGCACCTGTTTCCTTTGATGGATACGCCAATATGCAAAATCTTATTGATGCATGGCGTAAGAGGTTGTGTAATGCAGCAACACCAGAAGCAAGATCGTATGGTGAGAACTTCAAATACACATTACATAAGACAAACCCGTTTGAGGCTGATGTATTAGTGCCGCATTGTATTTATAGATGTGGTTGTCCAGAATTTAAAGAATGTGGTTTTTGGTCTGCATTTGTACAAAAATATCAGAAAGAGAATCTTTTAAATATTCAGGAACGGTATGCCCTATATAATGAGGATTTTTATGAAAGGATGAAGGCAATATATGGCTAAACCATTGATTTTGCTTGTAGGTAAATCGGGATCGGGAAAGACATATTTGTCAACGTATCTTGAGAAACATTACGGTATGAAGATGCTGGAAAGCTACACAACACGTCCTCCAAGAACAGAGAATGAAAAAGGTCATGTTTTTATTTCGTATGAAGATTATGTTATGCTGAAAAATAAGGTTGCGACAACATATTACCATGGCAATTATTATTGTGCAACAAAAGAGCAGTGTGACGAAGCAGATGTCTATGTGATTGATCCCTGCGGAGTAAAATCATTTCAAAATCACTACAATGGCGAAAAACAATATAAAGTAATATATTTAAAAGTGAATTGGATTGTCAGATTATATCGAATGGTAAAGCGTGGCGATGGATTTATTGATTCGCTTAGGCGTATTTTCTATGACAGAAAAGAATTTTCAGGTTTCGAAAAGCAGCCCGATATTTTCGTTATGGAACGTAATACAGTCGCTAAAATGGCAGCACATATTTATTACAAAATGAGGTGGTTATGAAGTACAAAAGTATAATCTATATTTCTCACCCTTTTGGTGGAGATGAAAATAATCAAAGAATAATAGGAAGGCTTATTGTAAAATTGCAAAAAACGTTTCCTGATTTTCTATTCATATCTCCGATCCATTCCTTCTCATTTGCTTATCATGATGTTTCATATCAAAAAGGTTTAAATATGTGTTTATGGCTGCTAGAAAAATGCGATGAAATGTGGGTATTTGGAGATTATCAGTTTAGTATAGGATGTATGTCTGAAATCGCATACTGCAAAAATCACAATATTTATTATCAAATCATGAGTGAAAATTGTTTCGGACAAAATAAAATACAAAGAAAATGTTATGATTGTGGATTGTTGAATATAAATGATAATTCATACAAATGCTTAAAGAGCGATATTCAGAAAATATATGGAAAAATCACATGTTTGGAGGAATGTAATTGAACGTAATAAAGAAGGATGGAACAAAAGAAAAATTTAATAAGCAAAAAATTATTGTAGCTGTGGGCAAATCTGCCGAGAGAGCAATGGTTAGACTTTCGACAGAAGATGATGAACAGATCTGTGAAAATGTTTTGAGTATTATCACACATTTGGGAATAGAGGATGTACCAATTTCAACAATGCATTATGCAGTAGAAACAGCATTGGAAAAAGTAAATCCATCTGTTGCGACAAGTTACCGTAATTACAGAAACTATAAACAGGATTTTGTAAAGATGCTGGACGAAGTTTATAAGAAAGCACAGTCTATTATGTACATTGGAGATAAAGATAATGCAAACAGCGATAGTGCATTGGTTCCGACACAGCGCAGCCTGATTTATAATGAGTTAAACAAGGAACTTTATAAAAAATTCTTTTTAAATACAGAAGAACTTCAGGCTTGTCGGGATGGATACATTTATATTCATGATATGTCGGCAAGACGCGATACGGTCAATTGCTGCTTGTTCCGAATGGATGAGGTGCTGGCCGGTGGTTTTGAGATGGGTAATGTGTGGTATAACGAACCTAAAACACTAGATGTTGCATTTGATGTGATCAGTGATGTTGCGATCAGTGCAGCCGCCTGCCAATATGGTGGTTTTACTATTCCAAGAGTTGATAGCCTTCTTGCTCCTTATGCAGAAAAATCCTATGAAAAATATAAAAAAGAATATCTTGAGATTACGGACGGATTTACAGAAGGGTTATCACAAAATCATTTCCTTGATAAAGCGGATGAATATGCGGCAAAGAAGGTTAAACGTGATTTTGAGCAGGGCTTCCAATCTTGGGAGATGAGGTTTAACACTGTCGGAAGTTCCAGAGGAGATTACCCATTTACTTCCATTAGTTTTGGTATTGATACCTCAAGATGGGGTGTAATGGCAAGCGAAGTGGTATTGAAAACAAGAATGAATGGGCAAGGAAAAGATGGATTTAGAAAAGTGGTATTGTTCCCTAAGCTGACGTTTTTGTATGATGAAAATTTACATGGAAAAGGTAAGAAATTGGAAAGCCTGTTTGAAACAGCAATAGATTGTTCCAGCAAAGCAATGTATCCAGATTTTCTTTCTTTGACTGGAGAAGGATATATCCCTTCTATGTATAAAAAGTATGGGAAGGTTGTATCGCTGATGGGCTGCAGGGCATCGCTTTCTCCATGGTATGAGCGCGGAGGAATGTATCCAGCGGATGAAAATGATATGCCTGTTTTTGAAGGCCGCTTTAACCTTGGTGCTATCAGCCTTCATTTACCTATGATTTTGGCAAAAGCAAAGCAAGAGAATAAAGATTTTTATGAAGTTCTTGATTTTTATCTTGAATTGATCAGGAAACTCCATATCAAGACTTATGAATATCTTGGCGAAAAGAAAGCATCCACTAATCCTTTGGCATATTGTATGGGTGGATTTTATGGAGGTTATTTGCAACCAAATGATAAAATTAAACCTATTTTGAAACCTATGACAATGAGCTTTGGTATTACAGCATTAAATGAGCTACAAGAGCTTTATAATGGCAAATCAATTGTAGAAGATGGTGGGTTTGCTATTGAGGTTATGGAGTATATTAATCAACGTGTGAGTGAATTTAAAGAAGAAGATGGTATTCTTTATGCAATTTATGGAACGCCTAAACATAAGTGGGCAGCTTAATAGTGATATTAAGTCGAAAACACCTCATTAAACGGTCATAGCCAGAATAAGACTATTGCTCAAGGCAGATGCAGATAGCAATATAAAAAAGACGAAGCAGGCTGGTAAGAGATTCTAAAGTCCTATATTAACTTATAGGATAGAGATAATACCGTAAGTTGTTGACTGTTTGCTATAAACAAAATCAAAATGGAAGGTGATGTTGCATAGCAAGAAGAAAACTATTAAAAAACTTAATAAAAAAAGAAGATATACAAGAAAAAATGATTTTGATTGAAGAAAGTAATACTGATTATATTACCCCTTCAGGAAAAGTATATAAAGATTATGGTGAAGACTGGTTTTATCCTAAAAAATTCAATATAAATAAACATAACGGATATGTTTATATTGGAATAACATGTAAGGATGGAAAAAATAGGAGTAGAAGATTACATAGACTTTTAGCTCAAGCTTTTATTAGTAATCCAAAACCAAATGAGTATGACATAGTTGGGCATAAAGATAATGATAAATCAAATTTTGATTTAAGCAATCTATATTGGACTAATACAAGCGAAAATACCAAAAAGGCATTTGATGATCAATTGGCTAAGAATGATATAGGTATATCTGATAGTCAATCTAAACCAGTATCTGTATATAAAAATAATGATAATTTTGTTTCAATGTATGGTTCTATTAGCCAAGCCGCAAGATGCATTGAAGGTTATAGTAAAAATAATATTGCAAAAATGATTGACAAAAACACAAAAGGAAGAAAAGGTTATTATTTTAAAAGTATATCTAAAGAAGAATATTTGAAATTTACAGGAACAAAAAATTTGAAGTTTTCTGTATAAATCTATAAATAATGAAAATAGCAAACAGTCAATGATTTCTAACGACTATCGAAAGCACTATTATAAAAATAATAGAATAAGGTGAAATTTACACGAAGCGAGTAGAGTAGAGCCTAGATGTTAGGTACTGGCAATGTTCCGATTAAGTCCAGTTTAAATCGAAAGATGAGGGTTCTCTATTATAGAGAACATAATATAGTCTAGTCCCCTAATAAATATCGGGAAACCGAGGGTATAACGGCAGAATCCTTATGTGGATTGCAAATAGAGCAATTTCGTAAAAAATATGGCATTATTGAAGGTGTTTCTGATAGACCATATGTAAGTAACTCTTTTCATTGTGGTGTTTGGGAAGATATTACACCGATTGAAAAACAAAATCTTGAGGGGCGTTTCTGGAATTTGTTTAATGGCGGAAAAATCCAATATTGTAGATACCCTATAAATTATAACAAAGAGGCAATCCGAACACTTGTAAGAAGAGCTATGGATATGGGTTTTTATGAAGGTATCAACCTTTCTCTGGCATACTGTGAAGAATGCGGATACGAAGAATTGGAAATGGACGTTTGCCCTAAATGCGGGAGCAGCTTGATCACTAAAATTGACAGGATGAACGGATACCTTGGGTACACGAGAGTCCATGGTGACACTAGATATAATGCTGCAAAAAACGCAGAACTGAAAGAGCGGGTGAGCATGTAATGAATTATCATGACATTCTTCATGATGATATGAGAAATGGCAGCGGGCTGCGTGTGGTATTATTTGTTTCTGGTTGTAGCAATCATTGCGATGGATGCCATAACCCGCAAACGCACGACCCAAGTAGCGGAATAGAATTTGATATTGATGCTAAGACAGAAATCATAAACGAAATGAAACACGATTATATTAGCGGACTTACCATTTCTGGCGGCGACCCATTACATCCGGATAATATTTTGACAGTGTATAACTTGTGTAGAGAAATCAAAACACAATTTCCGAATAAAACAATCTGGATTTACTCGGGATATACTTTTGAACAAATATATATTCACGAAGGAAGCGTAACGACAGATGACTTCAATGTGACAAGAAATATTGGAAATGATTTGTTGCGCCATATAGATGTTTTAGTAGATGGAAAATTCGTAAAACATTTGGCAGATATAAATTATCCATATGCTGGCAGTACAAACCAACGTGTTATAGACGTTCAAAAAACTTTGAAATACGGAAAGATTATTTTGTATAGGCAGGGGTAAAAACCTGCCCACCAGAGAGGTGATGTTATATGAATGATAAAGAAAGGTTTGATGAATTAGAAATAATAATACAAAAAAATATAGAAGAAAAAAATAGGCTGAAAGATAAGATCAACAGAGAAAATCTGATAAATCTCCAGGGCGAGTATTACATGGTTTTACGTGATGATGCTGAATATTTGATGTTTGATACATATAACGAAAAAACCAGAAGTATTGGATGTTGGCTATTTACTACTGAAAGGGATTGTAATGGTGAAAATTCATATATCATCGAAAAAAACTATTTCTATTCTATAAATGATATACCGCATAGTATGCAATGGATCACAAAAGAGGATTTTGAGGAACATTTAAGGCAGTATTTTTTTGAAATTAAAAATATTCTATTAAAGGTAGGTAGATAAAATGGCAAGTATTTTAGGTATTATTTTGATTGTTGTCGCACTCGTATTATATCAATTTAGTTGTGATACATACAATTGCAACAGTATGGAATTTAAGGACATAAAACGAATTATGATGATCATGATTTTATCTGGGACAGGCATTATTTTGATCGATTCGTGGATTGTAAAACCTGTTTTGATTGCAATAGGAGGTTAAAGAATGAATCCAGTATTTTGGTTTCTTGTAATTCTAGCTACAATAATCATTTGGTTTGGATTATCAATTTTGTTCAAACCATTTGGGAAATGGCTTTACAGAATTATGGATGATACAAGAGAAATTTTAAACGAAGAAGACAATAAAGAAGAAGGAGAAGATGAAAAATGAAAAAAGGGTTAATTGGTGGTGTAAGTTTTGCAGTGATTTTGATTTGCACAATTTTGTGTGTTGGAATTTGTACTGAGCGTATTCCGAATGGCTATAACGGCGTGCAGTATTCTATGAATGGCGGCGTGAAAGATGAGGTGCTTTCTCAAGGCTGGCACATTGTGTCGCCTACGGTAAAGGTAAAGGAGTTTACAGTGAGCAACGAGCAGCTGATTCTTTCTAAAGACGAACGGGATGGAAGTGAAACGGATGAGAGTTTCAATGTATCTACTGCGGACGATGCAAGCATTTCTGTAAGTTTCCAGATGTCCTATAAATTCATTCAGGAAGATTTGGTAGATACATATAAGAAATTCCGAGGTATGAGTGGTGAGGATATTGTAAATAACCGTGTAAAAACTGTTTTGAAATCTAAAATTTCGGAGGTAACAACAGATTACTCCATGATGGACATTTATTCTGGGAACCGTAGCGAAATTAACAACAAAATCACAGATTATCTTGCAAAAGAATTCTCTGACGCATATGGTATCCAAGTGATTGATGCAAGCATTATTGACGTACATCCAGACGCACAACTCCAGCAAACTATTGATAACCGTGTAACAGCTTTGCAAAAGAAACAACAGGCTCAGGCGGAACAGGAAACAGCAAGGGTTGAAGCCGAAACTGCGCTGATTAAAGCAAAAAACGAGGCTGACATTACTTTAACAAAAGCACAGGCTGAAGCCGAAGCAAACAAGGTAATCGCTGGTAGCATTACAAGAGAATTGATTGATATGAAAGAAGCGGAAGCTAGAATGGAGCATGGATGGGTGACGGTTCAAGGGGCAGGCACGGCAGTTGTAACGTCTAAAAGTGAGTATAAACCATTGTAAGCATATCTATATATATTGCTATTTAATGTCAATCCTTTAAATTTGGTAAAGATAAAAATCTTTTGTGGAACAGTGAGATAATATCAATACGCTGACACTCTGTAACCAATCAGACGGACTGGCAGACCGATAGCACTGCCATTTTTACATCAGATTACAAGTAAATAATGCGAAAGGAGATATAATGTCACATTTATTTTGCAGTAAAGAGGATATAAAGGAATTTGTTGAAAAGGAAAAGACTATATGTAAAGATATTTGTGAAAACTATGCTGACAGAAAAATTCCAACACTTGCGATTATTCAAGTAGGGGACAACCCTGCATCTAACAGGTACATAAAAGGGAAAATCTCGGATTGTGATGAGGTTGGGATTAGGACAATTTACTTAAAATATGAAGAGGGTATTTCCGAAACAGAATTTTCAGATGAAGTTGCTAAAATTTCAAATATGAATGATGTACATGGAGTGATTATTCAGAAGCCGTTACCATGTCATCTTGAAAATGTTTGGGATAATATCATAAATCTGATTCCAAAAGAAAAAGATGTTGATGGATTCAGAAAAGACAGCAAGCACACTCCTTGTACAGCGCAGGGAATTATGAGTTACCTTTCTCCGAATGGCGAAAACTTTGCAGGGTATCACTGTGTTATTGTCGGAAGAAGTGAACTGGTTGGGAAACCGTTAGCAAAAACAATACTGGATAATGATGCAACTGTGACAGTTTGCCATAGTAAGACAAATAATTTAGAGCAGATTACTTCAATGGCAGATATTCTGGTTGTTGCTGTTGGAAAAGCAAAATTTATCGATCGGAGATATGTGAAGCCAAATGCTGTTGTTATTGATGTAGGGATTAACTTTGATAATAATGGTAAGATGTGCGGAGATGTAGATTATGATGATGTGAAACAAGTAACAGGTTTTTGTACGCCAGTTCCAGGCGGGGTTGGTTTGCTGACACGTTTGGCACTTCTGCAAAATGTATTAAATGCTTTCGTTGTTCAGGAACATAAAATTTACGGATAAATCAAAGGAGCAAAAATTTAAAGGGGCTAAACTTAGCAAAATACATAATTGATAAATGTTGCAGGGAAGGAAAATCAGTTACATTAAGCCATTTGCAAAAAATGTTATATCTTATACAAGGTGAATATCATAGCCAAACTGGTAAATTTTTGATTGACGATGATTTTTGGATAGGAATAAGAGGAACAAACTATCCAGTATTAAAAGAAATAAATGACGCATATCGTTGGTACTATAATTGCCGTATTTGTGAAACACATAATGTTCAAATCCCTAAAGAAGAAGACATAGAAACCATTGGCACTATTACTGAATTAAAAAGAAAAAAGTCAGCAGGTGCTTTGTCAAAAGAGATATTCAAAAATAAAAAATCATGGGAAAATCTATTCTACACAAGTGGCTTGCCAAAGATTATACCCAAATATCAAATCGCGGAAGATTTTACTGCTGATAAGAAGATAAATGAAGTTCATAAGAGAAACAACAAAGGAGAAAGAAACATGGATATTAAAATTAAGTATTTTACAGATAAAATTGAAAAATTGAGATACATTGATAGGAAATCCGATTGGATTGACTTGAGAGCAGCAGAGGATGTTACGTTAAAAGCAGGTGAATATAAGTTGATCCCACTTGGCGTTGCTATGCAGCTGCCGAAGGGCTATGAAGCGCATATTCTTCCGAGGAGTTCAACATTTAAAAATTTTGGTGTGATTCAAACAAATCATATGGGGTTGATTGATGAGACATATTGCGGTAATGGCGATCAATGGCATTTTCCAGCGTATGCGTTGAGAGATACAGAAATCCATATAAATGACCGCATCTGTCAGTTTAGGGTAATGAAACATCAACCACAAATTGAATTTGAGGAAGTTGACCAATTGAGTGGAGAGAACAGAGGAGGTATTGGAAGCACTGGAAAACAATAAAGTTCCTATCTGGAAAAAGTATGCGCTGACAGTATTTGAAGCGGCAGAATATTTTAATATCGGAGAAAAGAAACTGCGGGAGATAATCAGAAGCAACCCAAGGGCAGATTATCTTCTCTGGAATGGCAACAAGGCTTTGCTGAAAAGAGAACTTTTTGAAAAAGAGATAAATCAGATAAATGTAATTTGACGAGGAATTTGTAATTGCAGCCTTGATGTGGTAAAATATGTTTTATCACATTAAGGCTCTTTTCGGCAGGAGAGAGGAGCGAATTTGTATGGCTGAAAAGAGAAAAGATAATAAGGGCAGGAATTTGTTCACTGGAGAAAGCCAGCGTAAAGATGGTAACTATATGTATCGATGTAGTGATGGCTATGGTAAAAGGCATACCATATATGCGCCGACATTAAAAGAATTGCGTGTAAAGGAAAAACAACTTCAAAAAGATATTGATGATGGGTTATCTATTAATAATGGAAATATGTTTGTTTTAGAGTTACTAAAAATATATTTTGAAAGCAATAAAAAATGGAAGCAATCTACTACACAAAAAATGCGATATGGTATCAACGTCATCAGCAAGTATCCAATTGCAAAAATGAAAATAAATAAAGTGAAATCTTCTCATATCAAAGAATTTTACTTAAGTTTATACAACGCAGGTATCCACAAAGAAAGAATTCAATTTTATCATTGTGTTTTGAAACTTTGTTTTAATATTGCTTTACAAGATGATTGGATACGTAAAAACCCATGCGATATTAAGTTGGATTTTTTGCCTTCAAATTACAAAGAAAAAGCTATTTTATCACAAAATCAAGAAACAGAATTTTTGGAATTTGTGAAGAATACAAAGAAGATACAGTGGTATTATGACATATTTGTCATAATGTTAGAAACAGGTATTCGCGTTGGAGAACTTTTGGGTCTTACATTAGATGATATTGATTTGAAGAATAGGGAACTAAGCATAAACCATCAGCTGTGTTCTCGCAATAATGTCGCTAACACACCACTCAGAATCGATACACTAAAAACAGAAGCAGGAAAGCGAGAGATATATATTTCTGATAAAGCATATGTTTCATTTTTGAATTTGATAAAAAGGAGAGATGAGGAAACACCTATTGAAATTATTATAGATGGCTATTCAAAATTTCTTCTAAAATCACACAAAAAATCAAAAATTGTAACTTATTGTATGCTTAACAAAAGTATATCAGATGCTGTTAATTTGTATAACCAATTTCATCACGATAAAATCCCTGCCATAACGCCTCATTCTATGCGACACACATTTTGTACAAGGATGATTGAACGTGGAATTGATATAAAATCTTTACAGTATATTATGGGTCACAAGAATGTTAAAACAACATTGGATATTTATACACATATGTCAAGCGATGTTGCGATGAAATCAATGAGAGATGTATTACTGAATACTTGTGAATATACAAATTAATGCAAATAGATTTACACCAAAATTTACACCATTCTTGTACCAAATTATACTGAAATAGATCATAATTTGCTACACTTAATGAAATCAAAAAATCGAGAAAATGCCGAAATATCAAGGAAAATCAGCATTTATTAAATATTGGAAACAAGAAAAGAAAAGGTTGTATGAAAAGAAAGAATAAAGTTCAACAATGCCTGATTTTACTGGATTTCCAGCACGTCTTTTTCTATGGTTTTGGTTGATTTACACCACACTTACACCAATTTATGCCAATGAGAATAAGGAGCCTTAATGTGATGATTTTTCTAGTTAAATAATTTGATGTGTTTCAGTAGAAAAGTTATTAATAGGGAAGAGAATACTTTGCTGAGAGGCGGGGTATTTTTATGCATCAGAAATGAAAATAAGATAGAATATATTTTAGTTGGAAAATGTTGAAATTTGTCTTAGGGCATGATAGTATAAGAGTGTCTATAATATTAGATTTATTTTGTTGTGACAATTCTTATTCTACATATACTAGAAATAAGGTGATATTATTAATACAGATTATAAAAATATGGTGGCAATATCCGGAGCTGTAGTTTTTTTATAATTATTTTAATGGTAGCAGTAGCATTAGGTGTGAAGTATAATTCGGATTTATATCCTAGCCATAGAAAAATAGTAGAATTAATAGAAAAATTTTACAAGGAGGATTATATAGGATTATTAGAAAGATGATGGTAGATTTAAGATTGATTCAATTGATTGTGTTAATTCGTTTGGCAATGAGGTAATAGTTTTATGGATTTTTTAGATTTAATAACTTTTTTTATTAACTTTATTAAATATACAAAATTGCTCTACTTTGTGTTTTTTGTATATTTTGTACATTTTTTACAAGAAAAAAATAAAATTCGAATACTAAAAAAAGTATTATGCTTCAAAACATATCCTCCAAAATGTTTTGTATCAATTCCGAAATTTAAAAGTAAGATACTGGATAGAAAACGTGATGTCGTAATTTTAGATGAAATACATCTAATGTATAATATAAGTTTTTTATTAAATAAAATAGGTGTCACCATTTTATTTAATAATGAAAAAAATGTATTATATGATGAAATACATATAGGGGGACCAGTTTCAAACGAGTATGTAAATCACTATTTTAATTTATATTTAAAGAATATTAAATGGATAGTTACGAATGAACATTTGAATAAGTACAAAAGGGACGAAAATTTAAAAAAATTAAATTATGAATTTATTGAAGTATCGGATGAAGGAAATGAAGGTTTTTTAATTGATGGTACTTTTTATCCATATTCTAAAGGAGGAAGAGGATGGGGTATTTTAATTAAAATAACTATAGATAAAAATAATTCAGAAATAGAGCCAAAAACAATTCACCTTATTTTTGGCTGTGGTACAAATGGAACTATAGGAGCAGCTGATTATTTTGTTAATCATTATACAAAAATATATAAAAAAAATAAAAAGGGCAAATATTTCGGAATATTTCAAGTAGATAGTGATGGGAAAAAGATTGGTAAATTAATATGGCTGGATATAGATAAATTTTTGACAATATGAAATAAGACAATCAAAGTTATAAGAAATATGATGTTTCAGTGAAAGCTGTTTGATAAGCTGTAGAAAATCAGGTTAAAATGATATAAATATCCTTAGTATGGCATGTTCATTTTAAAAGTGTGAAATTTAGATATGATATTTGGATTAGTATAGAAATTATTATATTGGAAAAATTTACATAATAAAGAAAGTAAAATATTGTTGAGTAAGATTTTATTGCTTAAAATATATTTAAATTGATATTTTTTCAAAAATCTAATACTTTAGAACTGGAATACTAGGAGTGAATTTAACTTTGGGTAATAGCAAATTTTGCCATGCTGAGAGAGTATGCGCTTTCCCTAGAGAAGGAAAAACCAAGTGTGATTTTAAAAGATATATATCATATTTATATTCAGATGACAATCGTTTAATTATAAATGGTCTTCATCATATGTTGGATATTTTAGAAAAGAGAAGATACTTTTGTGTTCGATGCCAAGAACTCTTAAATAAAAGATTGGATAATTTGCTTACGCATAATGATGAGGTTGTGAGAAGATGTGTACTTCGTTTATGTGTATCAAGAAATTTGCCAGCTTTAGATTATTTATCAGAAGATTCATTTCGTTACGAAAATGATAAATATAATCAAATGTTGATGGCTTCAGAGATTTTTTTTAGAAATCAAGAAAATGGTAAGTATTTGGACAAGATGTCTAATGCAGATTGCAAACTTACAAAGTCTAAAATTGAATTAGCTAAATTTTTTTCCCCTAAAAATTCTGCTAAAGGTGCAATCGAACGTCTGAGCAAAAAACAAATTGATAAAATAATAAATAATAATGATGCAACTGAATTATGTTTCCTTGCGACAATATATAATATGATAAATCGCAATTGTATTAAAAACCCGGCATCATCTTTTAAAAAAGAAATATTTTCAGACCTTTTACGTCATGATAATATCAATGTGCAGAAATTTGCAATGACAACTTTTAATTTACAAAAGAGTTTTAGTGTGAGAGATTTGAATTTGGATTGTAGTGTAAATGATTTTATAGATAATCTTGATTTGCAACCTAAAAAATGGGCATTAACGAATATTTGGAGAGATCAAACTTTTATTAAAAATAATTATGACTATATAAAAGATATTTTAGATTGCCCTTCCATTTGGTATAAAGATGATAGAGTGAAAGAAGGGATTGCAAGAGGCTTATCGCTATATGTTTATGATAAGAATATTGCGACTAACATTAGTGAATGGTATTTTTATGAAAGAAGCGAAGCAGTGAAAAAGTACCTAGAAAGATATTTGGTAGCCCATCGAAATAGAGATAGAGAATTTCAGAGATTGACATATGACATAAAAGAAAACAATTATAAAGATAGATATGTAAATTGTCCAATGTACGAAATATGCCATTCGACAAAAACTAAAAAGAATATTATACAAATTAAGGAGGAAGTCAAAATGAAAACAAAGTTCCCTAAAATATTTATAAGCCATTCTTCCAAGGATGCTCCCTATGTAAAATTATTGGTTGAACTTTTTGAAGACATGGGACTATGGGATGAGCAAATTTTTTGTAGTTCTTTACCAGGATACAATATACCAAATGATGAAAATATTTTTGATTATTTAAAAAAACAGTTTTTAGAATATGATCTATATGTATTTTTTATTCATTCAGAAAATTATTATAATAGTATCATAAGCCTAAATGAGATGGGTGCTGCATGGGCGTTAAAAACCAGTTTTACATCTATATTACTTCCGCATTTTGACTTTGACATGATGAATGGTGTTGTAAGAAATGAAATAGCGGCTATTAAGCTTGATAATGAGGAGATGGAGGTCAAAGATAGATTAAACCAAGTTTATGATAAGCTGAAAAAGATTTTTAATTTAAAATACAGGAATAATTGGGAAGAAAAAAGAAATAGATTTATCACTGAAGTTTTAAAAATAACTTCTAAAAATGTTGTAAAAATAAATGACACAGCTTTTTCTATTCTGAGCAATGCTGGAAAAGATTCTACAGGTCAAATACTTGTAATTAAAGATTTATCTGGAACAGTAATACAGGCTGGAAGTATTCCTATGAATAATAGTAATGACCAACGTGAAATAGTGAAAATGGAAGCAGCATTGGAAGAGTTAATTCGTGTCGGATTTGTGGTACAACGGAATTCAGATAGAACGATTTTTCAAATGTCGAAAAATGGATATGATTTTCTTGAAAATCAGTCAAAGAAAAGTGAGTAACTAATAAAAGGGACATTGCAACATTTTCGAGTCTGTAAGCAAAAGTTGGGCATGGGAGCAAAAGTCTATAAATAGAGAGCTTCTATGATACTATGTGGCGAAAGTTTGGTAAGCGTCAATTCAACATATGGAGGCAGTGTGAAACTTTTTCTGTAAATATGTAATTGAAGAGGTTCTTCTATGGTAAAATCTAAATCATAGGAGGATCTTTTATTATGGCAAAACAGAAGAAACCCATACATCGGGTACAAATGACAGAAGGAAAACGCAACATTATCCATCAGCTTGGTAGTGTCAAGAATAATGCGGGGTATTTTTATGCGTTAAAATTTATAATCATATGTGTTGAAAAATTTTGTTTTTTGTCTTAGACTGATAATAATACTATTTGGAGGTACTGATGATATGAGAGGAATCCGCAAGAACAAAAGTCCTAAAACGATTGCAGAACGCTTAGATGAGAACATCAAGAAAATTGCAGAAACAGAACAACTTTTGAAGGAACTTAAAGCTGAAAGAAAAGAACTCGAAATAGCAAAAAAGAATGAGGAAATTGAAGGACTTCTTTCCTTAATCCAAGAAAAAGGTTTGACCATAGAAGAAGCTAAAGAGTGTATTGGTCAATTAGCTAATAATGAATAGAATAAATATCATACCTAATCAAAAGTCATTGTATTTTATACAATGACTTTTTTGATTGTGCGCCGAATAGGCAAGACAAAACCCCGGTTATACTGGGGGTTGATAAAAAATGCTTTAGCATATGTATGCGGCATAACCAGTCCAAGAAAATGTCCGCCCCCGATTCCTGTCAGAAGCCACTCCAACATCGAGCTGTCTTTAATTTATATAGATTAAATATATCTGCGATAATAAATTATAAATTTAAGGAATCCGTCCATTTTTCTCATCTGCAATATGTGGACTAATTCTTTCATACAAAATGTCTCTTACAATATCAATCTTATCGGCCTGAACAGCTTCTAGCAAGATTTTATTGCGCCGAATTGCTTGCTCCCAGTCAATAGACCGATTTTGATGGTTATATCTATATGCCAGATATAAATAGTCTAACCTATTATCAAAAATGTCAATATACATATTATTTTCTGTAGCAGTAACAAAGCAACGATCAAACAATAGAATGGCATAAAATTTTTCACGGTCGGTGCCAGAAGCTACACTTTCTAAAAACTTTTCAAGTCGTAGTGAAAGATGTTCCAGAAGTATTTGTTTTTTGTTACGTCGACAACAGATTTCATAAGCACCCAGCAATAATCCATTAACTGCATCTGTTAATTCATAATATGCTTTCGGATCAAAATCAATTACCCGAACACCGGTATTTGGATTCATTACAACCAGATTGTCTTTAACTAAAAGAGTTAAGGCTTCGCGAACTGGCGCAAGACTGACGGAGAACTCTTTGCGGATTATATCAATATTTAGTTTTCCGCCCAAAGCATACTCTCCCTCTAAAATACGTTTTTTTAGTATCTGGTAAATTTGTTGCTTTAAAGTAATTGCTTTCATAATCTACTGTGTATCCTCCTTTTTGAACAGAAGTTATGTATACAAGCCAGGAGCAAATAGCGAAACATTGACGTTAAATTACAACGAAAAAATCATATATTGTAATTTCGACATATAGACACATAAATGAAGTTTTACTTCATAATATTTTTATTTATTATAGATAGTATTTTTTATTTCTTAAAAACCCAGAAATTTAACTAATGAATCATATGTCATTTCACTTATTCGTTTCTTTTGTCAGTGTCAGTACAAATAATACATATATTCCTATTTCTTCCATTTTTCCGCTTTTGATTTTTTTCATTTAATCTACATTGGGTATATATTGACGAAAATATTTTACATTTTTTGAGAACATTTGTCAATAATGATAAATATGAGTTGTATGAAAATCAATCTATTGACAAATAATCGATAATCGATTATGATGGATTCATCATATATATGATGAATCCTGAGAATTGTTATTTCAACAGAAAGGAGAAAAAAATGACGACAAAAGCGATTATTACAGTTATAGCAACAATTACAATTTTGGCTTTGAGTTTTTTCCTCACAACTGTGATCAATAAGCGAAATAAGAAGAAAGCTGATGCAACAGAAGATTGGAATATTGGTGGTCGAAGCCTGCCGCTTTATGTGATAATAGGCACTCAGTTTGCCAGTGCAATGGGCGGAGGCGTGCTTGTCGGGCAGGTTGGCAATGCGTATAACAATGGTTTAGCCATGATAATCTATGCTGTTTTTGCTGTTTTGCCATTTTTGATTTATATGCTCATTGGTAATTGGATACGAGAAAATGAATTTGAAACAATTCCTGATATGGTAGGCAGTTTTAGTAACAATGACCGTTTTGTAAAAGTATGTGCATCTATCTTAACTATATTGGTGCCATTTGGCTGGCTTATTTCCCAGATGACCGCTTTTGCAAAAATCTATCGGGAAATCACTGGATTGCCTTTGGAATTTCTAATTATTGCAATGGCGATATGCAGCATTCTCTTTGTCATGCCTTCTGGCATGAAAACAGTAGCATGGACAGACTTTTTCTTTGGCTGTTTTATGCTTGTAATCATGCTGGTTACTTTTGCTTTCGTTATGCGGAATGGCGGCTCTGTGGCAGATATCAAAGTTAGAGTCCCATCTGAAATCATTGAAATGCCAAGAGGTTTTATTAGTGTTGGTTGGGGCACTGTATTTTTATGGATCTTTTCTACATTACCTGGCGGCATGACAAACCAGATGTATTTTCAGAGGATTTGTGCAATTGAGAACAAAAAACAAGTTAATAGAAGTTTGATCATCAGCGCCATAATTATCCTGATAGGATTAGCTTGGTCTTGTATATTAGGTCTGGGAATACATGCTATGAACCCTAATATAGAAGGAGAAAATGCCACTGGATGGCTATTGACGCAGATGCCAATATTTTTGGTTGCACTGTTTGCTGGTCTGATAGTAGCAACAATTATGTCTACCATAAGTTCAGCAGCACAGTCTGTTGTGGTAAATCTGACACATGATATTTATCAGTCGGCACATCCGGAAACTGACAGCAAAAAATTGCTAAAGATTTCAAGGATTCTTTCGGTTATTGTGTTAATCCTTGCGGCAACGCTTTCTATCATTTATCCAAACGTATTGAATGCGATTGTAACAACCTACGCATATTCTGCTGCTGGTTTGGCTGCGCCTATGTATCTGGGATACTTTCTTCGCAAAAGAAATATGGTGACTACTGCGGGTATACGAGCAAGTATGATATGCGGAATTTTGGGCTGTATCATTGCTACCTTGCTTAAATCTCCTGTGCCTTATGTAATCTGGGGACTTATAGCATCTGTAGTTGCACTCCTTCTTGTTAGCAAACTGAGCAATAGAGGTTCAGTTTCTACTATAAACAAAAATAATGACTGATTAAAAAGAAAGGGGAAATGAATCATGGAACATAAGACTATGCTACTGAAACAATCTGATATTGATAATCTTCTCACTATGAAAGATATCGTTGAGATTGTTGACAAAACGTTCATCGGGTTTGGTGAAGGGACGACAATTAATCCTACGAAAGTTAATCTTGATTTGGGAGAAACCGCATCTTATCCTGCTTACGAAGGTTTTATGAATGCTATGCCTGCTTATGTCGGATGGCTGGATATTGCTGGTATTAAATGGGCTGGAGGATTTCTTGGAAAACGTCGTGAAATGGGATTACCTTATGTCACGGCTGCAATTATGCTGATTGACCCTTCGATTGGCGAATTTAAATGTATGATGGATGGTGCTTTGATTACAAATCTGCGCACAGGTGCGCAAGCTGCTGTTGCGACAAAATATTTGTATACCGGGAAAGAAATTAAAATTGGCTTATATGGAGCTGGTATGCAAGGACATATGCAGACATTGGCATTTGCGGAGTTATTTGATATCAAAGAATTGAGGGTTTATGATATGCTTCCGGCGGCAGCTGCAAAATTTAAGGAAAATATGAAAAACGTTGTAAAAGGTGAAATTATTATTTGCGACAATCCGGAAGATGCGGCAGTTGGCGATGTTGTTGTTGCTTTCACACAATCCAAAGATAAATTCATAAAAGACGATTGGATCAAGCCAGGACAAATTGTGTTCCCTATGGGTTCTTATACGGAATGCGAAGATACTTTACTGCTAAATGCTGATAGAATTATTGTTGATCATATTGGTCAATGCCTACATCGTGGAGCCCTGCATGATGTAGTTGAAGATGAAAAAATTCATGAAGAAAATATCTATGCTACAATAGGTGAAATTGCAACTAACAAGAAATCTGTACAAAATGTTAGCAAAGAACGAATTATATGTATTCCTATTGGTACAGGGGCTATGGATATCGCCGTTGCTGGAGTTGCTTATAAAAGAGCTCTTGAAAAGGGTCTTGGCAGTTATTTTAATTTCTTGTAAATTACTGGCAGAAACAAGGATGACCTGATATTGGGAGGAGGCGAGTTTTGCATGTTTTAAACGCCCATTTGTTTTCAAATATGGCGTAACCAAAAACAGGAATCTGTGAGCAAAAGTCTGTAAATAAAGATATTCTATGATACGATTGGGCGAAAGGCTTGAGAATCAGCTTTTCGCCCTCGTTATATATATCAGCTGTAAATAAATGTGTCAAGACCGCTGCCTGGTTTCACCTGCTTATTCCGGCAGATGTCTTTCGTACATAATCTCCGGTTCGCCATAGACCTGAGCCAGCCATGAAGGCTCACTGTCCATTTTTTTGGTGACACGTAAAGTCAAAAAAATAGGGACGCTCAAAAGCATCCCTAAAATTTTTAATTATAATCGATAATAGTGCCAGAAAATAACTATTCAATTATCAGAATCTTCATCTGCTGGTTCAAGTGCAAGTTCATGCTGTAACCCCATACATAATCCAATATAAGTAGCTTCATCGATTTCATCCATTTTTTCGGCAGATAACATCCCCGCACACCATACGCCAGATTGCTCAAATAACTTCTTTTCAATTGGATAAGGTTGTGAACAAAGAACCCATGATTTATCTTTAAGTTTTGTTGTCCCCACTTCTATTTCTACATCAGTAGCATATTTTTCTCTAGGCTTATATTGCTTATCAGAAGTAATAAGCATTATTTCAACCGTGTTATATTTTGCAAAGTATTCGCCCTCTTGTAATACCAATACAAATTTAGGTTTACCATTAGGATACTTTGGATCAAGGGTATATGGAAAAGTTATATAATATATTTCCCCACGTTTCAATTCCATTTTTCATCCTCCGAAATTTGTTCATACATTTTATTCTTTACATCTTCAAAAAAATCATTTTCTAGTTTTACATCTTCTGAGTTTTTTTGATTGGGGAAAAGGATGCGTCTTTGAGATGCGCGTTTTTTCAAATCATTCATATGAGAATCAGTTATAGTCCGCATATAAACATCCCCTTTCATCTTGGATAACTTCTTTTTTGGACGCATAAAATAACCTCTCTTATTTTTTGTTTAAGCAATAACAGTATACTATATAAGAAAAGCGAAATTTGTCATTCTATGCAGATTTATTATAATGCCATTAGAGAAAAAAGGCAAGAGGCATGATGTTAAAGTTTTTACAGTTATATTATGTGGAGTATATACTATATTGCTCCTATCTATTTTTAGCACATCTATTTTCACACTAAAGAAACTTCACACTAAAGAAACAATACAACTTTTTGCCTTGCCATCCTTATCCAATACACCAGTGCGGATCAAAGCATACAATGCTTCTTTTTTTGCAATTTCATCAGGTAAAGATTGCAATTTATCTAAGTATAATCCCATTCCACTTATAAATTCTAAATCTGATATTTCAAATGCCATAACTTCACTTCTTCCCACTCTCCAACACAGGAATCCTCCCATTACTCGATACCTTCATTCCTAGAATATCAGCAATATCCCTGGTTTTAATAAACGTAGTCCCATCTTTCCGAATCATATCAACACTATATTCTGTATCATTTACAACAATCATATCTCTTTCTACCATTTCGTCCTCCTCATACTCGAAAAAATCATGGACAAGCAGCCAATGTGTGAACTTATTCTGGCTCAATGGCACTTCCCGCACACCATATGCTGATCCATCTGCTGCGATATAGCAAGGGACTCCATTCTTCAAACCACTGTAAACGCCAATGTGTCCTTTACACCAGACCAAAGCCCCCATAGGAGCCTCTGAGATGCTTTGTATCGGCTTTTTCACATCAGCATGACTATTCCACTGACTAGAGCCTAAAACAACACCACAAGCCCAAGAGAGCAGTCCTGAGCAGTCCACACAAACCTTTCCGATTTTTTTCTTATCGCTGTCCCAAACCAAGGAACCATATTGTTTTTTCAGCCAGTCATATTTTTCTTTTGTTAAAACCTCACCCTTTGCACCATAAACATAAGGTGTTCCAATTTTAGACCTTGCAAATGCCACTAATTCTTTGCCTGTCATTTTCTTTGACAATTTGTCACCTCATTTCGTAAAAAAATCCCTACCCGATGAAGGGCAGGGAAGTATAAGGTTAAAGTAAACCGTTTTCCAACAGTTGCTTTGTGTATGTATCAATTGCCCTTTCTGAAATTTCATTATTTTTCATATTTATGGCAGCTTCAATGCGGTCAAGCTGTGTGGGTTCAGGAGCTATGGTTTCTCCCATTTCTGATTTTGGCACTTCCAGCCAGTGACCATCTGAAAATTTCTTCCCAATCATGGTTGTGTCGAATGTTTGAATAGGGATTAAATGTGTATCGAATATTTCACCAGAAAGATTAGAAACAGCGCAGCAGATATTATTTTCATCAATTTGTGCATAAATAAAAGACATAAATTCACCTCCATTTCCATTTATCAATAAAATTCAATAACTTGCCAGGCTACTTGAGCACTATACGAACTTCCCCCATAACTTCCACGTGCAACATTAATAAATATTTGGGTACTGCTTTCGAATCGTCCCAGACCATATGAGCCATAAAGACTACTATTACTACTAACAAAAAAAGCAGCGGGGCCGTCGCCAGATGTAATAATAATACTTTTAGATAAATTAACAGTCGAAATAGTTATTGTTCTACTGCTACTAACGATTCCCCTCTGTACACTCTTTACCACACTATTCCCGCTATTCATTAAATTCTTCACATTAGTATTTACCGTAGACAGCGTAGAAGACATGCTTGAAACGGTATTTTTCACAGAGGAAACGTTTGAATTGATTGTACCAAGACTTGACACGCTTGAACTGATAGAATCAGATGTAGTTTTAATTCCATTTATATTTTCATCCAACGTATCAATCTTTGTATGGATATTTTCTGCAATAGAACTGGCAGCATCTATTTTATTGCTTTGTTCTGTAATCTTACCTAATATATTTTTTACCTTACTCAAAATAACTGTATTCCAATCCGAAATCATGCAAACACCTTCTTTCGAAAATACTTACAAAATCTGGCTGGAATAAGTCTTGTTTTTAGGTTAAATTTTCGGGGGGGGGGGGGTGATTTTACTAACAAATAAATACATAGAATTCCTCCTCATTTTTGTATGAAATGAATAGAGCAGGGTGGTTTACCCTGCTCAAATAAAGTTATTTAGTTTTCCTTTTCAGCGGGGGTATTCGCAATTTCAACCCGCAGTTCTGTCACGGCGGCTTTGATATATTTTACAATCAAATCTTCATTAAAAGTAATTCCTCTGCTTTCAAGTTCTTTTTTGACCTGTTCCATAGCATAATCAGCCTTTGTAATTCCAAGTTTTAGAAGGTCTCCTGTGATTTCAAGTTCGTTTGCAGAACGTACAACAATACCTGCAATTTTTGCAATTTCATCAGAGACCTTTAATGCCGCCAGCAGTTTGTTATTTGCCCCAGCGGTTTTCAAACAGGGGATTACAAAAAGCAAAAACACCAAACAAGCCAACTTAATAATTGTTTCTAAAATTATCGTAATATCTGTCATAATTTTCCTCCTTATATATTTCAGTTAAACTCCTGATTATGTTGAAATATTAACACTTTTCATGTATCGTAATCATGCCATCAGCCCCGTCAGTTCCGTATACTGTTCCTCCGTGATGCGTCCGAACAGCAGGTATGTGTCCATCTTGTTTTTCAAATCCTCCCTGTCGTATGTACCCCGTGTGATTTTGTTTTTCAGCAGTGTGTAAATCATGAAAATTCCTCCTCATATTATTTCAAAGTCGTTATAAATTTGCCTCCATCAGGCAGGCAATGTATTCCACATTCAACGCCGTGTCAATGGCAATCTGCTCCTGTTCGGAAAGGGGCGGGGCTGGTTCGGGTGGTATTTCCTCATACTCAATCCGAATCATCCCATCCGTTTCCAGATAAAAGACTTTATCATATCCAGCCCTGTTTTCGCCCATTGCAAAGGAAAAATCAATATCGTGCCATTCCGCAAGGGGATTTTCTGCCATTATCTTTAATGCGCTGGCATGGCTGATTACATAGTTGTTATCAATGATTTTCCGGTTTTCATCCAAATATAACAGCATTTTATCCCGCCTGCCCTTCCTGATATTCTACGTAGCCATTGTATGTTGAAACTTTATCCGCAGCAACAGCAGGGAAATGAATATCTATCTGTGTTATCCAAATGTCCTGTAAAATATTTTCGCGTTCTCCAAAACTTGTTTTAAGTAAAAAGCGGTTACGGGAACCACCGTCAACGGCTATCATATATCTAGCAGTAGAACTGGCAATAGACGCTAACGCTGTGAATGAGCTTTCTCCGTTAATAAAATACGCCGAAGCAAATTGTCCTAAATCTATAGTACCTTCAATGTTTATTGCTCTGAATTTAACCGGACTTTCAAAAGAAAAACTCAATATTTTCACTCCGCTCATAGCGGTTGTCACGGCCTTTTTTGCAGTCTGCTTCCATACCATACTTGTAAAGATTTTTGCATTCTGTTCTTTCAACGTTTCCAGTATCGCATTTTCCTTACCAAACACCGTCCCTGCCGTCTGGCTCCCGCCTATGTCTGTTGTTGTACCAATCAGCTTCTGTGTAGAAGACAGCAGATTCTGTATAGAAGAAATGGAGTTTAAAATTTTCTTGATTCTGCCTAAAATTAAATAATTCCAATCCATCATTATGCGGACACCTTCTTTCGAAAATATCCACAATAAATCGTCTGAAGTACGCATTGATTTAGTTCAAATTTTCGGGGGGGGGGGTAGTTTTATTTAACAAATATTCCATGAAATGCTCCTTTCATTTAGTTCATATTTACCTCGTGTAATTCCTCTGAAATGAAATCATCTCCATATTTTTTCTTCATTTCAGAGAGCCGTTTTATTTTTTCTAACTCAAGCCTTAAATAATCCTCCTGCTTTGCCCTCCACATATAAGCCGCATTTGTAGCCGCAATCATTCCTACAATTGATGTTCCTATGACAGCAACAGGACTTAAATCACATAGCCTGTGCATCTCATAGCAAATAAAAATAATAAAAGCCCACGACAGGGCAAGGCTTGAGTATACTATGAGTTTTGATGTCTGTACTTTTTGTTTTGCAGCCTTTTTTGTGGCATGGGCAGTTTTATTTTTGGCAGCCATTTTACCACCTCGGATTATTCATCTACAACTTCCCAAGTATACATTTCGGGAACAATGATTTCATGTACAAAACTATTGCCGCCATTTTGAGAGTATACTTCAATCAGTTCTGACATTGCCTCTAATTCCATAGAAGAAATGTGTGCGGCGGCATGATGCTGTCTGTATGCCCTGAGAAGCTTGTCTTTCAATTCGGCACGTATACGCTGTTTGCTGCTTTCCTCAGATGCGGCAAATCTCTCATCGGTAAGTTTTTGATTTGCGTCAATTTTCTGGGACATTGATTCAAGTTTTTCTGCCAGATTTGCATTGGCATCAATCAGCTGTTTTTGAATCTGAAAAGACTGCTCCCTGTCATGGATACGATTTTCTTCATACTCTTTTATTCGTTTATGATCATCAATCAGCATTTGAAAAAATTCTTCCCTGCGTTTGCGATGTTCATAAAATTTGTTCCATGTATCAATGAAGAAATCTTTTTTTGAAATGACCCAATTAATGATAAGGAACAGAAGAATACAGCAGAAAATAATAGCTGTGGGGGTGATATTTTCTATTTTGCTGATAATAAATTCAGATAAATCCATTTGTTGTTCACCTCACTGTTTTGTATGATTTTATCGTATTATTGTATAAGTAAAATACTACTATAAAGAAAATAGTATCAGTATCTTATACTGACATTGTTCTAATAACGCCATTATTATAAGCTAAAATTAATGATGTTCCATTAGAACCTATAATGTTCGGGTATTTTGAGTTTACTGTTGGTAAGTTAATAATGGTTTTTGTGCCATTGGCAACTTTGTAGACTGTCTGAGGTAATTTAGAAGAATGAAAACTATATACAAATATATTATTTTTATGGGTAAATATATGGTTATGATGAGTATATGACGAGGATATACCGATACTTAAACTATCACTAAATGTCAGTCCGTTATCATAAGAGATATATGTGGCAGAAGTATTATTGCTACCTGAACGACTGCGCCCATTAAAAGTTGCACACACAATAGAACCTAGTTTGTAAAGACTAATAAAATTTGTTACATTGCTTGTGAGAGTATATTTTTTTGTCCAATTTATTAAATCACTGGAGGAATAAATGCCGCCCAGTGAATGATTATAAGCATACCAAATACCATCAGTGCTACTTCCAACTTCATAATCATTTGATGGAATAGAAACAACAGAAAAAGAAGTACAGGCAGTATTTGAAACATAGTGTGGGGTTGTGTAATTCAGACCTATACATACATAAAATTTAGAGCCATTGAACCTTATAAATGCCGCACTTGTACTAGAAGTTATATTAACGCCAACGGGGGATTTCCAGATAGAACCAGAGTCAGTAGATATAAAAGCTCCATAGTTCCCTCTGATCATAGCTTTAGTTCCTCCGCCTACTAACTGTCTAACGTTAGAGCCATTTACCAAAGATTTAACAGTTGTAGTGATGCCATTGACTAAACATACACCGCCACGATCCGAATATGTATTGGGTATGGCTAAACTGCCATTACTAAAATTTACAATTTCAGAATCGTTATTAGCAGGAGAAAAATATTCGGCAAACAAAGACAAATTTGATGGAATAGGTTCAAGAGTGCCTACAACTCCGCCTATATTAATACCTTTTTTAATATTCCCGGCAGTTAAATTAGATACAGGTATCTTTAATTTACTATTCGTAGCATAATGTCCCTCTTGAGCAATTTTGCCTGTGATATAGCCAGTAGTGCCAGAATAGAATGTGCCATTAACCGTTTGACCAGTTTTGTCTGGCATAGAACCTGTAATCAATTCTTTTCCTGCAACAGCAGTTTTACCTTGCAGAATATCCTTGCTGGTAGCGGTAGCATTTTTGGCATTTACACCGCTGATAATGGTTTCATTGATAATTGGCATTAACCCTCACCCCCAACTAAAACATGAAAGTTAATGTTAATATCAGGCTTTGCGTCAAATGCTGTGAAGGTGATTGCATTCGTAGTTTGTTCAGTTGCTATGATTTTGCAATCACCAACTCCTTCAATATTTTCCTGTACAGGTTCAGGGGCTATAAAAACGATATTTGTTCCAGTAACCCCTTGAACCTGTACAGTCTGAGAGTAGGGGAGGGTATCAGACCAATGATCTGCGGATAATGTAATATCGAATTTTTTTAATCGTTCTTTTTCTGCTTTGCGCTGTTGAGCAAAGTCATAAACTGTATTCATACAAATTTCCTCCTTAAAGTTGTTTGTATGAATGGTGATTTTTTAGATGATATTGTTTTCGACCAAAGACATTGTGTAGTTGTCGATAATTCTATTTTCAATTTCGGAGTAAGTTTGAGAAAGGTATGTATTTGATTGACTGATTGCTGCTTCGATGCGGTCAAGCTGTGTCGGTTCTGGGATTGGCTCTGGTTCTGGTTCTGGCGGTATGTATTCGGAAAACTCACCTGTTTCTGGTTCATATTCCATTCCTTTCTTGACCGTATCATCGCAAAGCACCGCCGTAACCGGATTCCCTGCTGGGTCTGGCGGCCACCATGGTTCGGTTTCCTGATTCGGCAGTACATCGATTACTTTATTCTGTAAAATCATTGCATACGTCATGCGTTCACCTCCTTACCATTCGATAATGACAACGCCATCGCTGCCATTTCCGCTGCTGCCACCGCCACCATATCCAGGATCAATATTTGTCCCACCTTTATATCCTCCTCCTCTCCCTAAACTTCCTCCGCCGCCATAGCGATTAGCCAAAAAACCTTCTCCTGATTTGATAGTTGTGCCATGACCTCCACCAGCATATCCATCAGTTCCATTTATACCAAAAGGCGATTCATATGCATTACTATCTCCACCAATACCCCCTCTTTGTCCCGGACAAGTAAGCGTTACCAAAGGGGAAATTACGGTGGAACCTCCTATATCTCCTACCCTAATTCCACCTTTTCCAACCGTAATAGTAAGTTTTTGCCCCGGAGTTACAGAGTATGGCTCACGGAACAGCCAATCTCCGCCATCGCCGCCTTTATATCGTTCTCCGTATCCTCCGCCTGCGCAAGCGGTAATCCAAATCTTAGTTACATTCGCCGGAACGGTAAATGTTCCATCGGCGGTAAACTTTCTTACACCTCCAGAAACTGTACTTATTTTGCCATTCAAAGCAGAGATAAGGGCAGAGACACTTGAAGTTCCATCTTTAATGATTTTATCTAATGAAGCAAATGAGCCAGTCCCAATCGTACTGTTTAAGCTGCTCAAATCAACGTCAACAGATAAGTTTTCCATTTTTTCACCAATCATAGAAATATTTTCTTCTATCTGTCCGAGTCCATTTTCCTGCCGCTCGTTGCTTTTCCTCAGTTCTTTTATTTTCCCATTCAAAACATATAAATCAAAATCACCATTCATACCGCAGCACCTCCAATCGAGATACCGCCAAATTCATAGTAATCAGATATGTTTTAGGGGGGGGGGGTAATTTTTCTACCTAAAATATAAGTCATATTTTCCTCCTTAGCATATAAAAAACCCTTTCAATCGGGCAATTATTCTTTCGTGATATATCTAAAATCTTCGTTCGTAATTGACTTGCCAATCATGCTTTCCAAACGTTCCAGCGTAATTTCGCCTTTGGAATAAAGCCTTCTCAAACTTTCTACTAACATTGTCATTATACTCTTTCAGCTCCTCTCTGTGTTCTTTACACAATCACTTCTGGCGTGCAGTCATAGCTTCCATCTTCATTTTCTGTAAAAACACGTTTTGTTTTGTATACAATATAAACGCCAGTTTCATCATAAACGGTAAATTCTTCCGTATACCTTCCGTCTGTATCAGAAGTATCCGTCATTACAGACTTAGCAACAGTAACAGCGGGATTGCTGATCAGCTTCGCTTCGCCTGTGTAAATATTGTCATTTTCTTTGTAGTGCGAGGTTACATCATCTCGTTCAAAATAATGGCGGTATATTTTCCGCTGCAAATTTTCTCCAGCGGCATCTAAAACATATGCGGCCTGTATTTCTGGATAAACAGTGCGGTATTCGCCATTCTCGTTTTTTGTTTTCAGTATAACGTGGCCATCTTCCTGCATGTGCAGCCACAGACCACCATCATCTAAATTTACGGGCCTTTCTGTGCTGGTTGTAACCTGCATGGAAATCTGTACACGCTGCCACACAGCATTGTCATCGGACGGCTCCGTCAATGCATTATCTTCCGTGGCATACCAGAGATATCCATCATGGGAAACGATGTCATATTGATGATACTGCTTGTTATTTACCCATGCGCCTTGTGGCGACATGCCAAGCCCAGGTGCGCCGTCAACACCGTCAATACCGGCATCGCCTTTGTCGCCCTTCATGGAAAGCTGCAAATATACAGTTTCGTCAGTAGGCAGTGTACCAGCAGGGACTTCTTCACCGATGACGAGGAAATACTGTTTTACGCCGTCAACGGGATAGCGTACTACGTCAAATTTATTCAAACGGTTCTGCCCGCCTGCTTCGGATGACATTTGACTGTTCCAATCGCCTTTCATGTTTCCAAGGCGGTATATCTTATCCAGAACATTATCGTAAAAATACCGCTGTACGGCAGTCAGTCCATGCTGTAAGCGGAGCAGCTTGTCGGCGTTTATGATAACGTCCATTAAGGAAGGGTGGCTGTTCAGGTACTCAACAGCAGTCACAACCTGCCCAGACGCGATTAGGGACTGATATTGTGCAATCAGCGGCACTTCGCTTGCGGAGGGGTCTCGCCAGCCGTACATTTTATCCATTTGCTCTGGAAAATTACTGTGTGTCAGATCCAGATATGTTTCACTCATTTATTTTCACCTCTTTTCTTATTCAACAACTTCAAAGTTATATAATGGCATGAACTCCGTTAATGTCAGGGTCATAGTTCCTTCGCTTAACGATGTGCTGATGCTGGTAACAACCCAGTCTTTTGTTTCGCCAGTTGCCGCCAGAGTGAACCGGATTTTTTCGTTTCCCTGAAGCCATGGGATGTATACCATTTCCAGCGTAATGGTGTAGCCGATTTTTGCCGCCAGCCATGTTTCATACTCTGCGCGGGTAATGCAGTCGTCTATTGCCTGTATGTCGTCATATTCTCCGCCCTCAAACGTCTTAAGCCGCTCTCCAATCCGTTCAATTGCAAATGGGGAGTCGGATATAATTGTGTAAGTAATATCATCGCATCCATGTTTTGCTTTATCTGCATTATGTTGTGCAGTAGTAGGAGCAGTGTTCCGCAGCTTATTTACTGCAAAAATCTGCCATTGCCCCATTACATACATACTTTTTCTACGGTAACGGAATACGAAAGAGCGTGATGAAAGGAAAAAACCTTTTTTAATTTCCTGTTCTAAGCTGTCAGTAATTGGCAATGTAGACACAAGGGTTTCCGAGGCTGTAGCGTTGGTTTTGTTATAGATTGCAAGCTTTGTTCCTGCATCTGTATTTGTTGTTGGTATTTTTACTGCAAATTTTGTGCTGGTTGGTAAACTGCCATCTTCATTGACTGCTATACCTGTGAAATGTGCGCTATAAGTATTTGAAGATGCATCATAGGTGCAAGTGTCTGTAAAATAGTCTGTATCCAAGCATTTTCCCCATACCTTTGAAACATTCCGAATGTCTTTTAAGTCACCATTATCTGTTTCCGATAAATAAAGTGGTTGTAAGATGCTGTCATCCAGCAATACAGGGTCACTTTCCAGAGTAGAAACTTTGCAACAGATAAATGTACCATCTGTATCAAAGAACATTTCATAGCCAGGATACAAATCACGTAACTTTGTCAGGATCGTCCAGACAGTATCAGTTGCCCCAAATTCCAAATCAAATGGGATAAGTTTTGACATATCCTCTATATAATATTTTCGAAAAGGGGTAAGGTCTGTGAGCGTTTCAATAATGGCATAACGAATTGTATGCTTATCTGCTTCATAAATAATGGTTTCCAAGCCTTCCAGGCTGCCGCCAACATCACCATTTAAGGCACATACCAAATCAGAACAGTTAATGTGCAGGGTACGATTTATTGCATCATAAGAATAATCTGTCATAACAAAAATGCCTTTATCATACCATAATGTTTCTTCCCAGCAAGGCACTTTTATGCCGATAAATACTTTTATAAATTTATCTATCCATAATTTTTTATTCTCTGCAATTCCAACGCTTTCATCGCAAGCTGCAAGTGTCATACTGAATGTGTTTCGTATATCAGAGTCAGTGTCGGTTGTCATATCACCAGAAATGTATTCGTACTTTAATTCATAAACGCTTTGAAGCTGATTATTTAATAGTACGATTCTTACCAGAATTATTTTTTCGCTAAAACCAAGTGCCTGTATATCTTTTTGGGTAGGGTAGTAGGGCATTAGATATGCACCTCCAAAAAGTTTGCAAAGCCATGATAATAGAGGTCACGGTTATTTTCAACATCGCCAATTTCAACAATATTGATAGTGGTGATTACATTTTCTGGATGTCCGTTATAACTTTCTGAGATTGGGTCGACAACACATGCCATCCATATCTGTCCATCATAGAGTTTTACAATTTTAGAACGCTGGTTGCTCAAAAAGTCACGTAGCATCTTTCTGTAACGCCAGCTATGAATTGTATCAAAATTACAAGTATTTCTGTCAAGCTCGATAAATGTTCCAGAAAGTGTTACACTGTCATATCTTTTTTTGGAATAATAATTCACAATAGGATAGTAAGAATTGACAGGCTCTAAAACATTAGACGGAATGCCACGGGTTAGATTTTCGCGCTTAAAGTTAAGGATGATTTGATATCCATATGTTGGGTCAATGATAAATGCACCGTCAAATGCTACATCGACACCAATAATTTGATAAGTTCCCTCAACACCATTGATAATAGGAACGGCGGCATATTCATATGTAGTTTGTGATGCCACACTGATATCGTTGAAGTAAAAATCAAAATCATCTTCACTGCTGATAGGGATTTGGTGAATAGTAGTCCATTTATAAGTTCCTTTTTTACGGCGTTTCAACAGCATAGATGAAATAGAAGACAGGGTAAAATCTACATTGCCAGCAAGAATATTTCCTTTGAATTTTGCGTCAAGGATTGTGGAATATCCCCAGTCTGGAATGACTGTGCTGTGTTCCCTTTGTATGTCACTGTCAAGGTATACTTCGTCAAAGATTCCGTTTTCAATCTCAAAATATTCTGTCGTGCCAGCGGCAACAGGCGTTGGATCAAGTGAAGTTTTGAAGCCAAGAAAAGCCCCTAAGAACATCATGCACTGTCGCCTCCTTCTATAAGTGTATTTGTTCCATTGAGTTTTGTAATGATTAAGTCGAAAGCCCCATTTATATGACGCATCCAGAAATGTACCTGCTCGCCATCTGAAAGGGGAGGGATACGATTACTGATTTGAACATAATTTAGCTTTTCGCTGCCAACATATTGATATGCCGTTAGTTCAGCATAATATTGTTTTTCCTCAGAACCTTCAAAGTATCCATAGTTCCATGTGATATATGCCATTGCGGATTTCATGTTGAATGTAATAAATTTCGTGAAATCAGGTATTTGTTCTGCAATAATTTCACACACGAAGTTATCAGCCGTAAATCCATCGTCAAACCATACCTTTTCCCCGTTTAGCAAGCTGACTTTTTCATCGTCAATATAGACAAGTTCCTCTGGCTCAGATTTACCTTCAATCAGGATAAAGTTCGATGTAAGGCGGACGCTGCCTTCTTCTGAAATGTTGTCTGCACGGAATTTTAAGAAAATGTCTGGTTTCAGATAATCGCAGACAATTTCAATCAGCCCTGTATCCATCTCCATGCCGTTTACGGTTTCGCCAGTTGCACGGATATAATATGTGGTATCATCCAGCATCTCAGGTACTCTTACGATAAGGTTATCACTAAAGTATCGTATACCAGAGTCATAGACAACTGTGGTTTGGTTGACAGCATATAGAGTGACGCTGTAAGCGTTCAGTAATTCGCCGTTTTCTTGGGAATAAGATAACTCTGCATCTAAGAATGAATTTCTGACTATTAGACCTTCATGGATATTTGTGAATGTAAAAGTAGGGGTCTTTAAGCATTTCAGAATGGCTGGATTGCTGAGAGGGCTTTCTTTACCCTCGTGGTCGAATACTGAGATTTGGATATTATAGGTATTGCCATTTGTCAAAGTATTTGGTGGGATACGAGCCAGCGTGTTCATTGCGCTGGTTTTCTTGTTGTATACAACAGTGTTTGTGCTGTTATCTTTTATTACAATTTTGTGGGCGAAAATCTGCGCCCCTGTATATGTGAATTGTAGAGTATGTTCTTTTTCTGCATCAAAGGGCAGGGTGTTCAGCAGGATAGGGGAAACTGCCATTTAGTGTTCACCTCGTTTCTGTTAGAGATTATATAAATTGACAAAAAGATAAGATATATTTATAATCAACCATATGGAGGACAATGGTTCATTTTTTGGATAATACGATTATCAGCATTGCATACTTTGACTTTCTCAATGCTTTCGTTTATATCGTCAAATACGAAATCATACTCCAAATCTTCCCGCTGTTGTTTTATTTCTTCAGTAATAAGGTTTAATATGAAATCAGCTTCATTATAAGTGCAGTTATATTGATGCAAAAGCTGGGATATTTCAACAACAAGATAAAGTTTTTTTGTATTTGGAAGTGTAAATTCTATAAAAACTCAACCCTTTCTATACGTTATGGAGGTAGACAATGGATATAAATTTAGACTGCATAAGATGTGTTATGAAATACTGTGTTGACAATATTGATTATGAAGAATTTGGGAATGACTGGCAGACAAAAAGTGTAAATTTAGTCATGATGTATGCTTCATCGGATTTGAGTTCATTTAGTAAAAAAGAAATAATGCGTTCAGTGCTTAAATTAGATGAATGCGGTTTTTTGAAGATTTCCACAAAGTTTCCAGAAAATGCACCATATTTAGTACGCTGTACTATTGAAGATATTACAATGGCAGGATACAATTTTATTGAATCATTAAAAGAACCATCTGTTTGGGAAAAGACAAAGGCAATAGCAAATAAATTTGGAAATCATACACTTGGCTTTGTTGAAACAGTAGCTCACGATATTGCGGTTGAATCTGCGAAACAAGCGATTGCAATTATGATGTTAAAAAATAATTAATTTGTTATTTACCTTGTAGGTATTGCAAGTATTTTGTGCGGTGCTGCATATAAAATAGGTTACGTGATTGGCAAGAATGCAAGAAAGTAACTGTCCTCAGCCTCAGAAACTGAACAGTTACTTTCTTCGTATTGTAACTTGTTATTTTGTCTTGTATTTAGTAAGCGCCAATCCACTCTTAGGTTTGACGCTTACTGTATTTACAGTATTTTGTTACTTACAAGGACAATATTTATATAATTGTAATTTAACCTAAATTAAATTATAAATTTTAAATTGGAGAAGAATTTGTTGTTCGGTTTTTTTTAATAATAAATAATTCTTCATCTGTAAGAGAAAAAGTTGTACTTAGTGTATGACATTTCTTGTGTTCAATTAATTTTTGGCGGATAATTTGGTCAATATTTTTTGCCATTGTTAAATTACCGCTGTTTATAGCTTCTGCCATTTTAATAAAAATATCTAATTGATCAATTATTGTTTGATTAATATCTGTTTTCATGATTTCCACCTTGACCTTTAGTTTTATGTAATGTTATAGTTAATATATTATAAAGCAAGAAAGATGTTACTTAAAATAAAACCTATCTATAAAATCTGTGAAGTTTCGATTTTTTGCGACATCTGCGATATATTGACCAATCAAAGTTTCAATTCTACAATAATTCAAAAAAAAGAGAAGTTCGTTTCTTTTATCTGTAACAGAAATACCCATAGAAAAAATTGGTTTATTGTCTTTAGTAATTTGGGGTAATGCAAAAGTTAAATAATTTTTAAATTTATAACTACTACCATCTTCATGTAATTTAGGATTTAATGTTTTTATAAGAGAGCATCTTTTTTTAAACGATTCTTCAATCATAAGATTGCCAAAGGACATATCCTTCATTGAAGTCGAATATAATCTTCTGCTATATGTTGCAACAAATTTACTATAAGTATGCCCATTAAATTTTCTTACATGAACACGGGTTGAATTATCAAACATAGTTGCAATAGTGTAACAGATTGAAGTAAAAAATGCTTGTAGCAATAACTCTCTTTTTTCATCTATACTTTCTTCTTCAAATTTTAATATAAATTCATTTGTTGCTATGCGGATAGCTTCGCACATATATGAAATTGAATCTACATAGGATGGTATATTTTCTATGAGGTGGGAATCAAAGGAATATTTCGCATCTATGGGTAATTTCACTGCAATCTTTGAAGTTTTATAATCAGTTACATATTTTTTAGTTTGAAATTTGTTTTTTACAAGAACAAAGCCTAAAACAAAAGAAAGTAAAAAAAGAAAACCTAATACAATAGATAAAGAATAAGGTTGTGAGATTACTGATACAGTCATTGCAACAATCGGTATAATTATAGTTAATATATTGGCAATTTTTTTCTGTAGAAATTTTATTTTTTCTAATTTATAAATGAATATAATAATGATTACTATAAGAAAAATAGCCATAATATATTCTTTCATTGATGTTAAAATTAGTTGTTCAAATTTTACTTTCAATTTAATCACCAAAGAAATTATACCATAAATTGTCTAATATTGTCAACTGCAAAGTAGATTTAAGAACAATGTATACATAGTTTCTATAAAAATGATATTTTCTACAAATAATAATCCATTTGACTTAAATATTCCAAGAAATTAGAAAGAAGATAGCATTTAGGATTCTATAGTAATTTAATCCACCATCATCTATTCGGATATAAATAAAGGTCAGTGTCACGCCCCTGTGGAAACATCACAAGAACGCTCTCATTGACCTCAAAAGAAAAATTTGATTTAATTGTATATACTTTGTCCTGTAATTGGACTTTGTATTGGTTGTTGGGTAGTTTTTCAGCCACTCTCCCGCGCTTTGTTTGGTCGAAAGGGTGGGGGAGGGTTTCGGCAATGATTTCCATTGCCTTTAATAGATAGTCTGTGTCTTTCGTTTAACATCATCTCCTTGAGTGTGCCATTTTACATTTTTAACAGTGCTGTATGATCCAGTTCGATATTTCATTATGGCTGATATTTCCAGAAGCAATTCCAAGACCAAGCTGTACGATTTCATTATCAGTGCAAGTAAGAACAACACCATTTAATTTCAGAAATGTTAGCATTGTTAAAATGCCAATACGTTTGTTCCCATCAAAAAATGCATGATTGTTTATTAATCCATAGCAGAGAACGGAAGCTTTCTTAATTATTGTAGGGTAAAGTTCTTCTCCCATAAAGGTTTGAAAGGGACTTTGAATCGCAGATTCAAGTAATCCATTATCTTTAATGCCATCTAATCCACCAGTTTTAATTATGAGCAACTTGTGCATTGTGACAATTTGTTCTTTTGTTAATCTAATCATTTTGCCAACTCCTCAAATGCTTTAAGATGTTTCTCTAAGATCATTTTTGAAACATCTTCAACTGTCTGGTTATCAGCAATTTCATCTTCTTGAAGTTTGCTGTAGTCAAGTATAACATATCTGGGAGCATTATTTTTCAAAATAACAGCAATACCATTCTCATCTACAAGCCGTGCCACTTTAGAAAAATTCTGATTTGCTTCTGTCATCGAAACTAAACTTTTTATATTAACCTGCATATATCCACATCCTTTTTTTGATAGTATTATACCAGATACATAGGATATATTCAACCTATATTTCTGCTGTGAATTTTATCAAGTTATTCTTTTCCATACTTCCGAATTTTCTGAATAAATTATTTCTATTCTTTCAATATCACGAAGATTTACAACGGCAACAGAATGTAAATTATGTTTGTCTGGTTCAAAAATTACTGCTTTTGTTTGTTTATCGAAAGAGGCATAGTCAATTAAAACAATATAAGAGTCTAATCCATTTTCTTCGAGAAACTTAAAAGTGCCTATATACATTATATTAGAATCCTTTAAGTATACCTGGAGGGTCGTTCTTTTTTTATAATCAAGTACATCGTCAAAAATGTTTGCGCAAACTGATTTACTACTTATTTTGTATAAAATTTTTTGCAGATAACTATTTTTACATAATAATATTGCGATAAATGGCAAAATGCAACCAATGAGCACATATATTATAATCTTACTATATTCGCTAAACACAATAGATGTTAAGCAAAAACTATGTATTAAGGAGCAGCAACTTTTTATAAGTATGCTTGTAAATACACTCCACAATGTCATAGTTGAAAATTCCATTTTTTTATTTGCAAGCCAATTAAAAATGGTAATACAAATAAAACCAGAAAGAAATAAATTCAATAATTCTGGTATCAGTTTTATCAATTCATATAAATCTATTTTACTCACTCACTTTCGTTTGTTGTATCTTCAGACAAATTGGGTTCTTGATGAATTTTTATCAAATTGTCTAAAAGATTTTTGCCGCTTTGATGTTCTCCATGTTTTGTATATTGGGAAAAGATATTGTTTACTTCATGGATAGAGTTTTGATTTTTATTATTCTTTTCCAAATATATCACCTCCTATTATATATATTATATCATAAATTGATATAGTAAAATAGAAGATTTTTTATATAGTATTTTTATTTTCGAGGGGCTGTCCAAAGACAGTCCCTCAAACTCAAATCCTCCTTGCCGCATACTGGCTGGCTAGATTAGGGAGCATAGAGAGGTTTTTCAGGAAACTAGGAACATCCTGCACATTAGGCAGGGCAAGGCTTTCAACATGGTAATGGTTTTCCACGTTTGAAGATGCGGGGGAAACAGTAGGGTAAATATTAGGCTGGACAAGTTTCGTCAGGTTCTTTTCTATGAACTCCGCAGGGTTCAAACCAAATTCCCAGAGCTTTCCACTCACCTCGGCAGGGATTACGTTGCCGCCATATGTCATTTCGTGATACCTGCCCTGAATGGCTTGGGGCACAGGCTCAATGATCATTTCCTTACCCAATTCATCTACATTATAAATATCGGGGGGAAGGTTTAGACCACCTTTGGCTTTCTTCTTGTTACTGCTGGTTACTTTTGTGGATGTAACCACTTTGCCGCCAGGTTTCTGATAAGATGTAGTTTGATACGTCTTACCGCCAGATGACCATGTTTTTGTACCCACAACTTTGTCATTGGAAGAAATACCAACCTCTTTATCACCTGCGGCAACTAATTTACCAGAACTTTTGTCAGTTACGAATCGAGTCCCGCCAATATATGTGCTTTCTGAGCTATAATTCCCGCTGCCAAAATTCATACCCTCGACAGCCGTTTTTACTCCATCAAGGCTTTCCTTCAACCCTGTATTAGAATCTACAACATCTTTTGCAGAAGTGCCAATATTGTCGCTTGCATCATACATGGAATCGCTTGTGTCAGAAAGGGCATCACTTGTTTTTCCAAGGTCTTTGCCAAGCTTATCCATACTGCCGCTGTTCTTGTTCAGGTTGCTGTTATACTTTTTCTGAAGTTCATCAGTGGACATATTCGCTTCTGACTTATCTGTTGCATTGATAATCGTGCTGGTTTTCCCGTATTGGTCAGTATAAGTGTCAACCGTATGTCCTGAACCGTATTCCTCACGCGCAATAGCACTTTCCAGTTTGCTGATATATTCCTTGCTTGCGCCAAACTCCTTCGCTTTAGATAACTGCCATTCATATTCACGCTGAAGTGCTGATTTCTCACCGCCATGGGAAGCCCCGCCAGTTTTAGACGTGTTCTTTAACTCATATTGCGACTTTTCATAAACCTTGGCTTCTTCTGGAGTTTTGCCGCTCCTGTATTCATCACGCTTTGCCTCAGCCATTGCATGAAGCTTATTCATCATCTCAGTATCGCCATTTGCTTTGGCAGTATTCCATGCAGTTTGGAGCTGTTTAATATATGTCTGGTCTGTATCGGACATTTGGCTGTCGTCAAATGGTTCGCTGGTATCAGGAGCAATCTGTGGAATATCTACATTGATTTCAAAATTATTCAGCGCATTTGTCAAATCCTCAAGCGCATAGGTATTGTCACCAATCCTGACGGAATTTCCTTCAACGCTGACGCTGTTCCCATCCAGAGTATCCATGTTTTCAAACATAGTGCGGATCTGGTCTTGCGTAATCTCGCTGTTTTCAGAAGTGTATTTGGAAAGTGCGCCAGAAGCGATGATACTGTTCCGAATTTCATCGACCTGATTTTCCGCAGCATCAACAATATCTTTGTTAGAAAGGGTATTCAGCCCAAGAATATTGGAGAGTTCAGCATTTGCATTTTTGACTTCCGTTCCCCACATACCATCAACGACATTTGCCTGATAATCGCTGAGTTTCCTGTTCCAGAAACCCGATTCAGCGTTGTAGTGCGCCCCTTCGGAATTAGGTTCTGCGATTTCGTATATGCCGCCTTTGGTTACAATCTTATCTCCAACCTGTGCCTGAGAGGGTGCCTGTCCGTTTTTCTGGACATACCATACCTTGCCCTGTTTCTTTTCTTCAGCCGCAGGTGTTTCAGCCATCTCAGTCATTTTCTGGAACATTTCCATCATGTCAAGGTATTCCTGATTCATGTGGTTGTTTAGTTCCTCGGTCTTGTCAAAAATATCCTGCTGCAAATCAAAGTAGGAATCTTTGAAATCGTTGTAAACATCTAAGCGTCCGTCAAGAATTTTCTGCTCCCAGCCTGCGCCAAGAATCTGTTCTGCAAGAAGTTCGTTCTGGTATTTCTCAAACAGATTGGGGATTTCAGCCCAGAGGTTTTTGTATTCCTCTAATTTTTCCTTTTCCTTCTCAATAGAGGAAACTTTGCTTTCATATTTCAGGTCTGCAAGATTTTCTTCTGCTTCTTTGACTGCATCTTCATCGGCTTCGTAAACATAGCCTTTCCCGTCACGCAGGACTTTTCTGACCTTCTGATCCTTTGCCTTGTCCAAAGCAGCCTGTGCTTTTTGCAGTTCAAGTGCTTCTTTCCGCTCCTCGTTCAGCTTTTTCATGGAATCAAGCTCATCGTCAAGCTGTTTGATTTGCTCGTCAATCAGATTGATAACAGCGTCAAGTGCGCCGTCTTTTTTGTCAAGCTGCATTTCAAGGATTTCCTTTTCTCGTTCCAGACGCTTGTCGTAGTAATCCATCCAGTCACGCTGCAGGTCTTGGATTTCGTCCTTGTTTTTCTCGTAGCCCTCTTTTGCAAGCTTCATCATCCGCTCAACAGCGGCGTTCATCATATTAGTGTAGAAAGGAATGTCCCCGCCAAGCGTATCCTTGCGGTTGCTCATCAGTGTAATCAGGTGCTCCGTATCCTTGATATACTGTTCGTATTTTTTGGTTTCCAAATCCCTGATTGCATCGCCAGCCTCAACGATTTTATAAGTAAGGTCAGTCCATTGCTCTGCGCTGTCCTTATTGGCATCGTTAAGTTCCTCAGTTTTCTTGATTAAATCTTCATAATCTTTGATAGTATCCTGAGAAAGCTCGTTCAAATGCTCAAGATTATGGATTTTCAGTCTGTCAGTTTTCGGGTCGTAATCAACCTGGAAATTTGCATCACGAAGTTTTTGGACATTCTCTGCGATTTCTTTATCTCTGGCATTGTTCAAAGCGGAGAGGGCGTTTTTCTCATCCTGATACAGACCAATCAGCTTGTCCTTGAGTGCAATCTGCTCGTTAATATCGTCTGTGTGGTCGTAAACATCGTTGAGATGTTCAATCTTCGTCTGTACGTCCTCTACGGCTTCAGAAAGGTCTTTATACTTGTCAATTTCGGCAGCGTATTTTTCTTTTGCAGATGAACCACTGCCAGAAGAACCAGAAGAACGGGGTGTGTAGGAAACTTTTGGTGTACCGCTATTGATTTTATCCTGAATTGCTTTCTGTTGATGGGCAATTGCGGTTTTCTGAAATTGAGTCCCCATAGGGTTTGCAATAGAATTAATCAGGTTATTTGCAATAGCGTTTCCAGTCTGTACTCCGCCGATATTACTCAGGCTGATAGCAGCAACGCCAGCCCGTTCAGCAAGTTCATTTAATGCTTCAAGCTGTTGGCTGAAATCCAGTTTTGTATTGCTGGCGTTAATCATTTCAAGCTGTAACTTCCAAAGCATCTCTTGCGTTACACCAAGCGCGGCATTTTCTTCAAGGAATTTTGCAATTTCTTCGTCAGTAACTTGTGACAGGTCACGTCCTGCAATGAAAGCCTCAACCTTGCTCTTGGCAAGCGCATAGGTTGCAACTTCGTTTGCGTTTGCAACACCATTTTGCTCTAACCATTTTACAGTAAGTGCGTATGTTTCTTCGGTGATGTTTTTCAAAGGTTCCTGCCCATTAAACCATGCTGTTACCAAATCATCAAATGCGGATTGGCAAGCCTTAATGTCAGTAGGGGAGTTACTTATTACATCAACAAAATTCTCATATTCCGCTGTGTATGCTTTGAAAATATTGACAAAATCTTCATCAATCAGACTTCCATAATCGAAATCAGCTTTGTTCTGTACATCCTCATAAATGGAAGAAATCTTATCAAAACCATCGGAAAGCGATTCAAGTGAAGTAATCATTTTTTCTGCTGTTTGCCCAATTGCATTTTGCAGGCTTTCATCTTTCTCGATAGTCTCAACAGCACTTTCTAAGAATTTCTCTGCGTAAGCCTTTCCCCATTCCTCTGCGGAATCAAAATCTGACTTTTCAGGTGCTTCAAAGTCAAACTTTACAGAACCAACTACATCCAGATCTTTCTCCTTAAAACTGTCAACAATAGATTGCGCATCACTTTCACTGATACCAGATTCTATAATCCTTGTTTTCACTCGGACTCTCTTTTGTTTCTCATCTAATTGCTCAAAAGCGTTTGTTGCTGCATCGATCTGGTGGATGAAGTTGGAATACTCATCACCTAGGGCATTTGTCTGTGACAACAGGGTTTGTTGGTCAGAAGTTAAAGTTTCACCAGATGATTCAAGTGTTTGCAAGGCGGTGCCAGTTTGATTGATAACATCTGCCATTTCGGTTGCCCTGTTCCTGGCATCTGCCATTCCCTGTATCAGTTTATCGTTTGTTTTGGTGTATTTCTTTAATGAAATTTCTCCGTTGGCGTATGCAATGTCGTTTCGCTTCTGCTGTTCTGCAAGGCGTTGGTATTCTTCAATAGAAAACTCAAGTTCTTGCTGTTGGGATACATCTCCTAAAATTCTGGATTTATAATATATATTTCCAGCATACTCACTTTTAACAGCAGTATTAAATAGTTTGGTAGCATCGTCAGCAGTTTTACGAGCATCTACCTTTGCCAGTTCCTGCTTAATGAGAAGTTCTCTTTGAAGTTCTTCATTTGTCTGGCGCAGTGTGTCCAATTCGTCCTGCTGAATGATAGAGATACTTCCATCTTTTTCCAGCTTTTCAAGGTTAGCAATAGACTTTGCACATTCATCTACTTGCTTCTGTAATTCTTCAATTTCCTTTTTATTCTTTTCATAGGATTCGGCAGAAGAATTTAATGCTTCTTTTGCATTATCAAGCCTATGGACATAATTGTCGTATGCGGATATGGCAAGCTGGATTGCTTTGCTGATTGCTATCATCATTGCAATGTTCCCTGCAATGGAGAGGGCTTTGAGGGCGGCTGAATGAGCCTTGGCGGCAATGGTTGAAGCCCTTTGTGCAGCAGTTATTCTTTCAATTTGGACTTCAGCTCCATGAGAGGATTCAATCAGCGCGAGCGTAGCAGCATTAGTAGTTCTTCGTGCTGTAGCTAATCCTTCTTCAAAATTTTTACCAGCTCTAATTGCGTCATTATATCTATTTATGGCACGCATATCAATATTGATTAGAGGCGTGTTGAGTAATGTGCTTACAATTCCGTTCTGCTTAAAAGAATTGAATATTCCTTTAAGGTCATTTAGAGTTTTTCCAAATAATCCGACAGATTTATTTGCTCCTGTTATATCGTCTGTTATCGTTCTGAATATCATACTATAGTCTGTGTGTATTGTTGGGATACACTTTTAGTACATTGTTGGGGTTGTACTTGATTTATACATTGTTAGGAAGTATAATTAAAAATAAAAACAGGAGTGGAAATCTATGATTATAAATAAAAATCAATATGAATGTCCTCAGTGTAAAGAATATTATTTATTTGAAACTTCAAAAGAATATAACGCAATTTGTCCAAAGTGTAATTGTGATTTGACATTTATAGATAATTTTGATTGTGATACGGAATTGGCTGAAAAAGTAAAGAATACACCACCATATGATCCAACACTAGACCCCAATAGTCCGTATTATATACCTGTTGTTAAATGTCCATACTGTCAATCAACAGATACATCAAAAATTTCAGCAGTGAGTAGGATAGTGTCTACGGGATTATTTGGTTTTGGCAGCAAGAAAGTAGGGAAACAGTACCATTGTAATAAGTGTAAGAGTGATTTTTGATTATCATGGCTTTCTATATTTTTTAAGAGTAAGGCTACTGAATAAATCATATCAATAATTTGTGTGATTTATTCAGTAGCCTTAATTTTGCATTTTAGAAGGTATATTCCTATCTATACATATTCGATATTTTATGATATAATTCGATTTTTGATTATTGTTTTGCTGTAATAGCATATAAAAAGCGGCATTAAAAAAGACACCTGATGGTGTCTTTTTTTAATAATCATTATAACATTTATGTGTTTCAGAAGAAGATGTTTTAGCAGATACTTTCTTGCATGAAAAATCATACTCCCCTAAATATTTTTCATATGTTGAACCAGTTTTTTGAAATACCTCAAATAATCCGTGCAATGTATCAACACATATTATATACTCTCCATCATTACGCATAAAATATGGTACATTTTTATATTGGCGAGACGAATACGGTATTTTGTTATATCCATTCCTGTTTGCAACAATTGTTGCATATTTATTGTAAAGTGCTTTGTTGCCAATTTCCATTGTTATGTTACCTATTTTACAACAAAGTTCATTACATGGAAAAATACTATTATAATCTTTAATATTTTCTTTTATGAAATTATCAAAATTTCCAGTTTCATCAAGCCAGGGATCGGCAACAATTGGAATACATATCTGATTGCCGTTGACTGAAATTTCTATACTATTGTTAGTGCAATCTTCTGGCATAACATCTGAAAACATTATAACTTCGCTGATTAAATTTTTTGATAATAACCAGTGTATATAATCTATAATTTTCTGTAATTCAAATTTATTGATCATCTGAAAATTACGATTTTCTATTGTAAATGCTGTATTAGTATGTTCTAATACAACATTATCGCCTTGCTGCATTAATTTACATAATTTAGTAAATATTCCGCAATATTGTGCATATTCATTATAGTATGTAACTGGTGGTTGAAATAGATTGTTTCCGCTATAAAAAGCCTCATCATAAATATCTAACTGCGCATCAAGATACTCCACAATAAAATTCAAAGTATCATCTAATAGATGTAGATTATATAAAGCGCAATCTGTACAATATAAACTTGGAGAAAATATTACTCTCATTTTAGTTGATCCCTCTTGTGGTTTTCATATCCTTGTTTTGCGATTTCCATCTGCTCAAATCCAAACTGAGTAAAGAAATTTTTAGTACCATTCAATACTCCCCTATATTTATCAATATGAATATCTATTTTTTGAGTAGATGTCATATTCTCTTTATCCAAAAAGATAATCTTAATTAAAGGGTTTGTATCTGCTACTAAACTAGGGTTTTCCATTGCTCTTTTTATAATCCTGTTAATAATATGGTCACTATGAGTTTCCACTATCACCTGTCTTTCTGTTTTTGCCATATGAATAAGAAAATCAGCCATTTGCAATTCCATTTTTGGATGCAAATGGATTTCAGGCTGTTCTATTAGCAAAGTTTGCTCTTTGTTCATACAAACGCCCTGAGAAATAATAGGTAACAACTGACTCACACCAAAACCAACATCTGCGATATTGTGTTTATCTAATCTTAAATTTAGCACTCTATTTTCACCAGAAATATCCAATTTCCCTATTTCAAAATAGTCAAGCCATTGCTGGATAATTGTTAAATATTCTGCATATGTATAATCAAATTGATCTTTATAAAGTATATTGTTAAAAGGGCAGTACATATCTGTATCTACTTTTTTGTTTTTAAGCTTTGCAAGTAAAATTGGAGTATCTTGCCCTGCTATGCCAACAGAGTCAACATCTTTGTTCATAATATATGTTCTTTCCGGTGTATTTCTCAAAGGAGCTATATATAGCAGATTTGTATATTGATTAGATACAATTCTGGAAATAGCTAGAATATTGGGGACAATACCTTTTACCCAATTAGGCATATTATATGCAAAAATATTTGAAACAGTTAGCCCATTAAATGAACAAACACATTGATAATTTTTAAAACTATTTTCATTCCTAGATGTTACAAATCCAGGTATATTTTCCCATGTAATGAAATGATGTTTATTGTCATTGTGGTTGCGAATAATAATATGGCTTGCACATTCTTCAATGATTTTATTCTCCCTATCAATGGCAGAAATAAATATAGCATATTCACATATTCTATTATCATTTATATATTTTGTTAATTCATCCAGATTAATAGAATTTTGTTCAATAGTTATCTCAACTCTAAGGATAAATTCTTTAATTGTGCCTCTGACAGCAGTATAAATTCGTCTTAATTCATTAAATGCTTCAGCATCCGATTTCTTAATATATTTACCAATTGAAGCAAGATTATGATTTCTTATCTTAAATTCATTAATAATTTTGAAAGTCTTACTCGCGCTATCTTCTCCATCATAGATTACATTATTAAAGTTACCGCTATCAACCAAATCACCAGATAATGAGATTGAAAAGTTTTTATTATTCCCTGTTGCTGATTGTTTGAGCACCAATAAACTCTTCAGAATAGAACTTTTCCCACTGCTATTAACCCCACACAGGACTGTGAGGGGAGCAACGTTAATATCTGTTTTATCTTTAAAGCACTTATAATTTTCCAAGCTAATTGATTTTAACATACCCATAACCTCCATAACCTCCTTAATTCTATCATTTACGACAAAATTCATCAATGGAAACATATAGTCCCATTGATTGAAATATAGAAATATTTGTTTGACAATAATAGCATATATGTTCCCATAAGTCAATTGTTAAAAATTTATTCATTCAATTATTCCCCACATTTACATAACAAATGTGGAATAATAGATAAGCGACTAGAACAAATGTTTATGCTAATAATCTAATAACATAATAATTTCTATTAATTATCTTTTCGATAATTGTAACTCAGCAAACCCTTATAAAAATAATATTGATAAATCAAATAATACTGTTTTCCGGCAAAATATGATAAGTTGGTAAAATTTGATTAGGTTTGAAATGTAAGGTATAAATTTTACATCTGATTTGGTAGTTATAAGATACTATAGGTTATTTTTAGGTTTAACGCCTTGATATTTATAATGCGATAATACAAAATAATCATAACAAAAGAGCGGCTACGAAAGTAACTGCTCTTTTATCATTCATTGACTCATGCCAATCGGTATCGGTTATTTATCTATTCATTTCCTTATCTGAATTCTGTGTTTCCTGCAAAGGCGTTAGCAGCTCTGAAACGGTAATACCCATATATGCAGCAATTTTTTGCAGTGTGCTCAATCTTGGGTTCATGCGTTTCCGCTCCATCAGGCTAAGTGATGCAATATGAATGCCAACATGCTCTGCAAATACCTCCTGAGATTCCTCATACTTATTGCGATATGCATTTAACCTCTGTGATATGAATTCCAGTTCGGGGAAATTTTCAGAAGAATGTAACTCAGAATATGTTTCAGTACCGTCTGTTTCTACCTGCAGAAGTTCAGAAATGGAAATTCCCATGTAATCTGCAATTTTCTTTAATGTACGTAATGTTGGGTCGACTAACTCCCGCTCTATTAAACTTATTTCTGCTCTGCTGAAACCGATTTCTTTTGCAAACTCTGTCTGGTTAAGATTTTTTGCTGACCGAAACATTTTCAGATATTCAGATACAGCCGCTGTTTCTGGCATACTAATACCCCTTGAGGTATAGTATACGGAGTTAGACCAAAAACACCACGTAATATATTAGGCAAGGGTAAATTTTCATTTGTATAAAAGTATTTTGTTACCTTCCTATCACCTCTGGTAACAAGAGTCCAACAAATACATGAGTGAAAGATAAGATTTTCATATTTCACAATCTGTCAAGGATTGCCCTGTCATGCCAGGAGTATCGAGCGCATCTTATAAAAGCAGCGTTGCATCTAACTTTTACTCAGGGTTGTCGCTACAGTGAGGGCTTGACTGCAAGAGTCCTATCCCTGCTGACCCACGGAGTTCACACATTTTTACTATAACCTATTCTGTCGCCAGAATAGGGGAGTAGTGTGAGGTTGACCGTTTTCCCAGCATATTGCCTGTTCATTTAAACTCATGTATCTCATGAGCCGTATGTTCTAAACTACTGTATCCAGTAGAACTAACATACTGTCGGCATTTATCAAAACAATAATGATTGAGTCCATACATTTTAGGACTACCGACATTTTTCCATCCTGCAAATAATCCAGCTCCAACACCTATTGTTCCCAATAGTCCAATTTTTGAAGTGACCGCATCTATAACTTCCATTACAGAAGTAAGGACATCAATAATTGACTTCATATCATCACGTTGGAATAGGTTTTGGGATACTGAAACACCTGTTTCAGATAGCCGATTAATCTTATAATCGAGTGAATCCATAATCACTGACATTTCATCATCTGCTGATCCTGCACTATTGGCCATATTAACCAATGCTTTTTCAGCCGCTTCAAAATTATTGATAGTTGCAGCAATTATTTGTCCTTGCCTTTTCCCTGCCAATGCTTCAAGAAGACCAGCTTGTTCTTTATCTGTAAGTTGGTCATAGATTTCACTTATTTCTTTTAATAATTGATATGTAGATTTATATTCTGTTTTTGCTTCATCTGTAAATAAGCTTATACCGCCAGGAGTAGACGCGGTTTTTGTCAAATCTGCAATTTTACCAGAAAGTTCTTCAATATTCCCGATAAACTCTTCGGTTTCTTCATCATACATTCTATTACTTTCAGGCGAAACCCTACCTTACTGACCATATCATATAATATGGCGGTTAGTCATTTCTGGCTAACTCTCACATTTCTTTTTATTTGGGATTATTGTGTGAGATTGGACTGGATCTTTCCCCTCTTGTCTTTATTATAAAATGGAAGAGTAGGGGAGTAACTTAACTTTATACGTTGCCATATAAAGTATTACAGTCTCTACGGATAAAGATTTTAAATTGTTCCTAAGAAATGAAAAAGAGCAGCTAATTAAACTGCTCATAAAAGATAACTTTTATTAAATCACTGGTTTACACCTAAAACATAATAGTAAATCAAAAGAAATCTATTATGTTAAATCACTGCCTTTCGACAGTGTAACCATAACATAAATAATATTGTCTGTCAATACTTTTTATGGTGTCAATCAAATCTAAAATCAATCTTTCCTCGGTCTTGAGCGTCCCATCGCCTTTTAACCGATATAGTTATCATCTGTGTAATTATTAGGCACACAGCATATACATTACTGTATATGGAGGCAATATTTGTCTACCTCGAATCCTCATGGATACTGTCTTGAATGCAGTGCCTACGCTGGCATCATCTCTTGTTATTTCTACAGCCGCTGTTTCTAAACCGATTGTTTCTTCTAATGTATTGTTTGCCTCCTTCATAGCGGAAGATGATCTGGCTAACATATTAACGATTTCAGCGTTACTGGTTGCAGCAGTGTTCCCAATTATATTAATTTTTGAAATAATGCCATCAAGGACATCATCAGGATTTTCATTACCTATGTCGAAGGCTTTCATGATACTGACTAATCCATTTGTAGCAGTATCAACATCCATACCTGGCGAAATACTTGCAAACATTGAAGAATACTTAGCCATCTTTGACGCAGCTTTATTTGAGCTGTATCCTCGTTTTGTTACTCTTTTTATATTTAAATAAAAAGGGGTAGGTCATTTCTGCCTACCTCTGCAATTTCTTTGTTAGATTATATTTGCAGACCAGATCATACCTTCATCCTATAAAATAGGATGCCCCCGTATGCTTAATCGTTACCTTTTAAGCTGTGATCGTTGCGGGACTCATTAAATTATATATAATTTCAAATATCTCTTGTCTTGTTTTTGTATATGGTATTCGTAATAAAGTTATATTATTTTTATTACAATATTCATTTTTGATTTTGTCATTTAACTGTCGTTCTAAAAATCTTTTTTCTCCACCCCAGTGTTTCACTGGCTTATAATGTTGTTCCCCATCATATTCAATGCATACATTCTGTTTGGCTATATAAAAATCAAATGGAAGAGGTTTTTTGTTTTTGCAAGCTTTAAATCTTTTTTGTCGTTCATAATCAATATTTAGTTCCTGTAATATTTCTTCAATATATAACTCACCTTTACTCTTACACATACAACCACAAGACATTGTGTGTTTTGTAGTTAAATCAGTTACAGAACAAATATGAATACTACCACAGTCACATAAACATTTTACCTTTCTTCTTTCACCTTTTTGCGATCCTTCTTCATTTAGAACGGTTAAATATCCCAATTTTTTGCCAATAATGTCTATTTTACAAGATTCGATAAAATCTTCTTTTGCACAACCACAAGATGTGGTATGTTTTCTTTTTAAATTATTCATTGTTGGATAAACAATATTGCCACAATCACATATACATTTCCATCTGATTCCTCCATTTGTAGCACGTTCATTTGCAGGTTCTATAGCAACAAGTCTACCAAATCTTTTACCAGTAATATCATGTGCTATACCACCAGAACATGCTCCATGTATTGTATGTGTTGCACCAGACACTAAAGCATCTTGTCTAACAATATATTCTTTGCCATCTATACCAATACATTTACAATATGTACGATGTCTATTTTGATAATTCCATAACATTTCTATTACAGTTAATTGATCAAATTGTTTTCCAACTAAATCTTTTTTAGGAATAAAAAATCACCTCCGGTAAAAAGAGATGACTGAAATTACTTATAATTTAATGCATTACCCTCATGATTATCCATCTCTGGACTTCCCATGATTTGAGAGGGTTATTGCCTATATGTTACCATATAGCAGACCTATTTGATTAAGCCTTGACCACGCACTTGCCTGATCAATAATTTCCTTAGTTGTGACACCCATTTGTTTTGCAACGTCATTAGCATCATAATAGAACTGTTCCAATTCACTGGATGTCATTGTAGTTGTTTTCTTCAAATCCACTAAAGCAGTATCTAATTCCTTTACAGTAGTAACCGCCTGTCGGATTTCAGAAAATGTCTTCATTACAATAAAAGTAGAACTTGTCCAATAACTGAATGAACTCATTCCATCTTTCATAGTTTGAAAAAATGTTTTCCCAAGTTTACCTGCATTGCGTGCTGATACAACCGCCTGATTAAATTCTTGGTTTAACCTTACAACCTGTTCCCGAGTTAATTGTGCGCCTTTAGCAGTTTCATTAAATATTCTTTGAAATTCTCCAGAATATTTAACTGCCTTCCCATTCTTGCTCATAAAGTCAGAAACTTTGTTATGCAATGAAGCAATAGATGAATCTTTCGCTATCTCTGCATTCATTTTGCGAACTGAGTTTGTGACTTTTTTGTATTCTGCATCAAGTTTCTTACTTGATTCAATCAATCTTCTCTGCATTGCTTCACTTGGGTTATTCGCATATGCCTCTGAAACTCTATCCAGCTCAATTAATGCAGTTGAAAGATTTGTTGTACTAATTCGCGCATTTCCTTCGGCAGTTGTCCATTGCTGTGTTTTTGCAATTAACGAAGCAATTTTAGATTCATACTCGCCAGTTTTTATAGAAAATTGTATTTTATTTGCTTGCTCCGCTAACTTAGCATTTGCTTTTGCTGCACTTTGCGCAAGTTCTTCTTGAGCCTTTGAAGCAGTTTTAATGACTTGTACATCACCTGTCTGCATAAGACCAGCTTGTGTTTTTCCGTTACCCTTTAAATTAGCCCTTTGGAAATTAAGGCGTTTGATAGCACCTTCGGCATCAGTAATGGTCAAGGTGAGTTTTTTAATCAGACCATCTGCTTGCTCTATACTCTTTACATCAAATTTTTGCCACCCATAAGCATTAGCCATTTTTTGGATTTCTGCCATTTGCTTTTCGGTGGTATTTGAAACCTTACTCATATAAGGTATCTTTGCTTTCCTAAGATCAGAAGTCTTGAAAACCTGAGTGTTTGCAATATTAGATTGCTCTTTTTTTAGGACTTTTAATTTAGCATTTAAGCTGTCAACGGCAATTTCCCATTCTTTATATGCTTTGCTCCAATTTGCAGAACGTCCTTCTTGTGCTTCGATTTTCTTTATGTTTTGTAGTCCAGTAGAAAGTTTTGTAATTTCAGAATTTATATCTTTGGGAGTGCTGTGTAATCCATTAAATTCTGCCCTTAGACTGGCTATTGCTTCTTTGCCTTTAGAAATATTACGAACAGCTTTATCAACTTTGTTTAAGTCGCCTGATAAATTAGATGTAATCTTAGATGCTTCTGCTTTGAGCATACTAAAAGAGTTTCTTAATTCATCAATCGTAACTGTCCCGTTCCGCAAACCAGCCAGTTTATTTTCAAAATCGGATAGGGGAGAGGATAGTCCTGATAGGATATTATTGTTTGTTGATTTAAACTGTGCTAATTTCTGCGTGTAGTTTGCAAAGGCATTTTCGATTTGCTGTACTTGTTTTTTAGCATTTGAGTCATTGATCGTTCCGCCTTTGTTAACAAAATGGTATTGACCAGTTCCTTTTCCATTTACATCTTTAATTTCACTTAATGCATATCTTAATGTTTCTACTTCGCCAACAGCTCTTTTGACATTTACAGTGAAAGATGCAAGACTATTTGTTTTCCCAAATTGCTCAGATACAGAAATAACAGCATTTTCATTTTTTAATAATTCCTTAAAATGGTTGGCAGCAACTTTGGCAGCGTCAATTGTATTATTAAATGTAGTCGCATTTAAGCCTGATTTTATTAAAGATTCATCTTTTGAGATTTGTTTCTGAGCATTTGCGGTTTTTTGAATTGCCTGTTGTTTTTTCCCCTCATTCTGAATGATTGTAGTGGTAGCAGCAGTTGAAGCATTAGCAATTTGCTGTGCTGTCTTTTGAGCCTCTTTAATTGCGTTGTCTGAATCAAAACCAATATTGGGAATTTTGATTTTCTGATTCGTTATCTTTTCTATTTGCGTTTTAAGTTTTAACAAATCCTTTGGATTGATTTCGACTCGCAATTGTAATTTTTGAATTTGATCTTGCAGTCGCATAATGGATTTGTCGATATTTCCTTTTGAAACTTCTTTATTTAATATTGCTTGAAGCTCAATTAAAAACTGATTTGTATCCATTAATTACATACCTCCTTCTATTTTGGGATAATAAAAATACCGCCAACAGAAGGGCGGTATAACTTATCTAATATTAAGTCCTTGTTTAGACAATTCCTGTTTCAATATATCTATTGCATTCATTTCGCAAAATTCAATAAATACATCCCAAAATCTATGCTCTTGTGTTTCATCAGTAACCCATCCGCCATGACTGCCAATACTGGCATGATATAATTGTTTCTCGCCAGTCCAGAAATCATTATAATTCATTGCATCTTGATCCATAAATACTTTACCGCAAGCATGGTTAAGCATTTTAGTAGTGGCAGAATGCCAGAATTGATATGTTCTGGAATAATATTCTGGTTCAAACATTTCATAGAATTCTTCATCAATAATTTGCTGTAGACTTCCTAGTATTCTATTACATGCGTTCTCAACTGCTTTATTACAGGCATTGTCTATTTGAATTTTCAAATCATTTATAGTTTTAACTATTTTCATTAACGTGATTTTCTGCTTCCTCGTGGATTTTTTCAGCAATGATAGACATCAGGGTATCTTTCATTTCCTCCTGAGAAATCTCCTTCATAGCGTCATAAACGTCTTTAATCATTTTGATTGCTTCGTCTTTGTTTTTAATAAAATCAACAGCATAAGTATATACAAATAACTTTAGTTCAATTTCTTTTTGTTTCATCTTAAACCATTTTTTAACCATATATTTTACCTCCAATCAGTCACCTTATTTAATCTTTTCTCAACACAATGAATACATAGTTCATCATCGTCAAAATAATACAGAGCATCTTCCTCACCACATTCATCACAATGGTAATGAGGAACATTTCTATAACAACAAACATCTCCAATACAAGGAAATATTTCTGCGCATCCTACACAATCATTTTCATGTTTTATCATTATGTACCAGCTTTCTTATATTTTGAACATTTCATTTCAACAATTTCTTCTTGAATTCGTCCTTCTTTGGCTTTTTGTAAAATACTGCAATTCCGTTTATATCGTATACAACCAATGCAATTAGTATCAAATTTTTTTAATTGTGAAGCACTTTCAAATATACCAATATAATCTACTGGATGAATGGTAATTTCTATTCTGGGATTTTTAGCATCATAATATATCCCCTGCACACGTTCACACAATTGTGTATCATCAATCCAAACACATCCTGCGTCTGTGATTGCGTCTGCCAATACTTTATATGAGTTATTTGCATCTTTATCAACACGATCAAAATAAAAGATACAATCCATGTAATAATGCTGTGATTTATTTTCTGATTTTATCCATCCTTGTTTTTTTACTTCATCTTGTACATATTCGGAAAATCGTTTTTGAAATTGAACAGCTTCTTTCTTTTTATATGTCATTGCAAAAGGTCTTCCGTTTTTCATCACAGCCCTAATCCCAAGATAATGGTTCACGGATGGGGGGATAGGGGATATTAATTTTAATTCCTGATTAAACACTGAACACATCCTTGCCTGAAAAATTTCTTAATTGATTTACACGTTTATGAATGGTTGAAACAATATAATCTACATCATTTACAGTTAGATTTTCTGATAATGTAATACGAATTGTTCCGTTAATATAGGCATCTGGAACCTTGATTGCGGCAAGAACAGGGGAGGGGGATAAATTTTTAGAATCACAGGCAGAGCCAGCTGATACATATATCCCATCTATATTTAAGAGCAACAATAATGTTTCAGCTTCTATTCCCTGGAATGAAATATTTATGTTATTAGGAATCCTCATATATTTGCTGCTATTGATTCTACACAATGGAATTTCTGATAATAGTTTTGTTTCCATATAGTCTCGCAACTTCTGAATATCAGAATGATATGTTGAAATTTTTTCATATGCTTTTGCTAATCCTGCAATGTATGGAATGTTTTCTGTTCCGCCTCGAAGTCCAAATTCTTGAGAACCAAAAATCAAAGGTTTTAATTGAATCTCCTTTTTTACATACAAAATACCGATACCCTTTGGTGCGTGAATTTTTTGTCCACTAGCTGATATCATATCAATATCTAATTGCTTTACGTCAATATTAGAGTAGGGGAGCAGCTGTGTAATATCGCTATGAACAACTCCATGATAGTTGTGTGCAATCGCTGCTATTCTTTTCAAGTCCTGAATTGTACCAATCTCACTGTTTGCACCCTGGATAGATACTAAAATTTCTTTTCTTTGACTATAGGCGTTTTTACAATACTCTTCGAGCTGTATGAAATCAATAAAACCTTCCTCATCTACATCAACAAAATACGTTTCATACTTATTGCTTTCGCATAAAGCAAGTATAGATTTGTGTTCAATAGCGGATGTAATAAAAACAGCATCATGGCATCTCATAAAACCTTGGATTGCTAATGAATTCGATTCACAGGCACCAGAGGTAAAAATGATTTCTGAAAGTTTGCAATTTATTTTCTCGGCAATTGTCTTTCGCGCTTCATTCATGATATTTTTTGCTTTTTGTCCTACGTCATGTAAACTGCTTGGATTGCCATAGGATTCATTCATTGTAGTAAAAATTACATCCATTACATCTTTACTAACCGCTGTGGTTGCTGCGTTGTCAAGATAATATGTTTTCATTCAGTATTACTCCAATTCATAGTTTCTCCATTTTGTAAATAGATCTTCACTCTTAGTACGAGAGAAAATATATACAAGTTTGCCGCTATGTCCAACTTCTAATCGCAATGGCTGTAGCCCATTTTTGACATATAAAAACACTTGACGCTGGTTTACCAATTTAATTTCGTCTGTACGATTGTCAATTACAATCATTTCTTTCAATAAATCACCTCCAAAGTGTAAAAAAATGGGATATACAACAAAGTAGTGTATATCCCATATGAATTTTCAATACACTAATCTCAATACTTAATTTTCATCTGTATCCTCAATATTTTCAGCTTTCTTTTTTCGTGTTTTAGGTTTTACTGCTGCTGCTTCTTCTGAAATGCTTTCTAAAATATCATTTTTAATGCTTTCCATAGGTTTATTTCTTGCCATTTCAATGCGCCGCATATATTTTTGATAGCACTCAGGAGAACATGCCATTGCTCTCCATGAGTTTGCTTCTCTGCTGTCAGTGCAACAGTAATATTCTTTCCTGCAAACACGACATACCGTATTTGGTTTACTCAAAGTTATATCACCTCGTAAAACAGGTCAGGCTTCTGCCTTAGATAAATCATATTTTCTAAGAATCCAAAGGTTTTTGCTGTCACCAACACAAGCTCTGGTCAGAGATTCAATCTCAATGCTTTGTACGGCTGCCTGATCACCAGCGGAAAGGTCGATTGTACCAGAAATTTTCCCTTTTGGCTGATAAAGCTGAAGAGGTACATCTGCTTCTGTACACAAGTCGGTAAACCATGCGTCTACAATGATTTCGCCAGTCATAGAGAACTTGTTAGCATCATTTGCAATTTCTTCATATTCAGAGAATTTAGGATAATAATCAACGATTACAGTATCTCCGGCATGGAAAACATCTGTTGGAAGTGTAATTGTTTTTGTGTCAGGCGCATAGGCAAATTCTGTTTCAGAAGCTGTTGCATTCTGCGTATAATTGTCCCCAGGAAGCCCGTTGCTGTCTGCCTTATAAATAAACCTGACTTCATTTCCTGTTGCTCCTGTGGCTTTGTAAGAAAGCACAACGCTGGTGTCGCCATCTTGAATAGGGAATTCTTCTCGAATAAGAATAGAAGACCCATTCGTTACCTTTACCACTTCAGAACCAACCTGCAATGCAAGGTAGCCTTCATCAACAGAACCATTTTCAGCAGAAATGCTTGCAACTTTGTTTACATCAAATGCAGCAAGTTTTGCCCCGTCCTGACCTTCAGCATATACAGTATCCTGAGAACCGTTGATCTTAAAATTTTTAAGGTCATTCAATGTAACCTTATGTTTTTTTGTTGCCAGATCATTGATAATGATTCGGCGAACCTTCTTAAAAGCATACTTCATATGTAACATTCCTCCATATTAAAAATAACTGGATTATTTCATCCAGTCTAATTCTTTCTTATTTACATCTTTTGAACTGATTGTCCCGTGATACATTCCATCTAAAATATGATCTGCATTTGATTTCTTTCCGCTGATGGATAACGCTTCATTGAGCCAATATATTTTACATTTCCTGATATTGAACGGCGTTATTGATCCGTTGCCGCAAAAACTAACAGCGGACATAAGATTGCCAATATAATCTTGATTGTCGTCTTTTTTCTTTTTGCGTCTTTTCGCCTTTTTCTGTTCTTCACGCATATCCTCTATAAGAACACGCCTTGCGTTTTCATCTGCTGGATTGATACGATTTGAATAGTCAAATTTATTGATAGATTTCACCCATTCGCAGATAAATTCAAATATTTCTTGCGTAATTTGACATGACGGATTTTCGACATCATACAGACAAACTTGATTATCATCATATTTGCCCTTTAGGAAATAATGCTGTTCATTGATGAAAAACTGCAATGCGTTTAAAATTGTTTGTAAAGGGTGTATTTGACAAGTATCATACAATTCTTTATTTGCATTATAACTCTGGACACAAGCGTCCCACTGCAAAAGAAATACTTCAAATGGCGTAACTTCTAAATAGTTTTTTCCCATGTCATCCAACATAACCATGTTTGTATATGGATCAGATAATATGATTTGTACATATTGCAAGTAAGTATTATCTGGGCTGGCGGTTTCATCTATATTCAGAATTTCGTCTATTGTTGGATGGTGAAGTGTGATATACTCAGTTAAAGGATAGTCTTTACCATGCATGAGAAGGGCTTTACTAAATTTTGTGTTCATTGTGCCTGCACCTTCTTTGGTTAAAATTTTGAACAGTATAAATGATTTGTTTGCCAAAAAAATGATTGTTAGGCAGATAAGGCATCACGGAATAAAGCTGAACTGAGTCAATGCCGAAATCCATATTTCCATTCAATATTTTATCAACTTCAATGTTGAGTAGATCAACACGGCTTTTCCCTTTGTATGTAGACATATTTTTATGAGAAAAAATATTTATAACAATTTGTACATCTTTGAATAGTTTATCTCTTACACGAGGAACGTATATATCCATACACAAATACGTTTTCACTTCAGATTGTGTATCGGGCACATATGGATTGGGAAATATATTTTCGCCAATTAGGTCAACTGGATCTTGTATGTTTTGATCCTTGCTGCCTATAAGAGTTATGATATTTTCGTTTTCTATAAATGCGTGCAGGAGATCGTCTTTGTATGAAGGTATTTCTTCTAAATATGCCATTAACGTTAACCTCCTTTTGCAATCAGTTCAATAATTGAAATGGTATCTTCTGCGATAATAGAATTGTCTGTTTTTGATATAACCTGCAATGAAAAAGAGAGCCCTATCAAAGTTTCATCATTAACTTTTATTTTAATTTTATTTTTGGCAATAATCTTTTCAATATCAAAATCACTTTGAATATTCCAGTTATATAATGTATCATCCCAATTTACAGCATTTCCCTCTTTATTGAATAATGAAGCTGTATAAGTACGGGTATAACCATTTTTCAAATTTTTACTGCCAGAAATTTCACACCTTAAATCTTTCACTTCATCAGGTGGCTGGGGGACAGGGGAGGGAGACAATTCAGGTTTAATATAATTACATATTCTAAGTTCCTGATTATCAAATTCTGGATTGAATTCATCTTTATCGGCTATGAAACTCAACAATGCGCCCATGTTACCAGAATTATATAAAACATCATCGCTACGAGTAATTTTGAATACTTTAATAGGATTGATATGCCGCATATCAATAAATACCCGTTTCCCCTCTAATTCAAAACCTTCTTCGCAATACCCAAAAAGTATTGTATAGTTATTTGAACTTAATTGTAATGTGCTATTTCCACTCTCGCCCACATCATACTTGCTGGCACTAACAATATTCGTATAACGTTCTATGATTTTCCCACTTGACAATTGCCAGCGCAGAAGATAATTACACTGAATCATTTTACCTTCATAGTGTACATCATTTACATTGAATGAATTATAAATGAGCCAGTATGTGTCATCTTTTGTATCATGCAGATATTCTCCAATTTTAATTGGATTATCATATGTAGTTAAAAAATTTTGATAATTGCCGTTTAATGAACTATATTTTCGATTATAAATTCTGACTTTGGCAGGTCTATCATCACATCCCAACACTGGATTCCAGAAAAACATAGTAGGGGAGTACGAAGAATCATGCTCCAATTCTTCTTTTAGTAGATTTTGCCCATCTATTATCATTTCTTCACGTACTGTAAAACCGCTATGTTTGACTCGTTCTTTCATAAGTCGAAGGCTCATTTTACACCTTCTTCCTATTTGTAACTAAATCAAAGAGTTTAGAATCTTTATATGATTTATTGATAGCCAACTGATCATTTTCTGATTTAAGCATTGTGCGAAGTTCCATAACTTTTGATAATTGTTGCGGATTCTGTAAAGAATGGAAGTCGCTAGTAGATAGTCTGGATTTTAATGCCTGGCTAACTCGTAGAAAGTTAGAGTCCAAGAATTCGATGCACATGTAGTTCACTAACATTTGCTTATTTGTATTACTTAACTTTATCCCAAACTGTCCAAGTTCATCATCTCTATTGTCCAAATCCTGTGTGCATGATTGAAATTGACTACAAGCAGAATCAATATAGCCAATAGCAATTTCAGTAGCAATATTTTCGTCCATGTTTGCTAAATCATAATCTTTGATTTTATTAAAGAAAATATCCACAAGTTCATGATACTGAGTGGTATTAGCCATATATATCACCTGCCTTTATTGCTGTTCTAAAATTTCTTCAAAATCATATGATAAACGTTTACTTAGAAGGCGAATAATGTTAATATCTACAAGCGTTTTATTTTTAATCATCTGACTTACTTTAGATACAAGAATATCCCTCATATTTACCTGTAGAGCGATATCAATAGTTCTCTCAATTGTGCCCATATCAGATGCAAATACTTGTTTGAGATTATTAATTTTTGCTACATTTTCATATACTGGTGTGAGTCTGAACTTTTTAATAGCCCGTTCATCCATAAGAATAACAAGTGGTCTGTTTAAGAAATCTCTCTTATAATTGTTCATTTCATTCAAATCTGCAACAGTCATATATTCAATAGCCCCTATTTGGTTCCATCTGAAAATTGCATTGTTAGTACGTGATTTGTATGTCAGTCCACCAAATGTTATAGATTTAACAGGAATTACAGTATCAATAGGTAAGTCTTCAATATTTGAATTAATACCAGTATCAACTGATTCGTCTAAATCATCAATGGCAGATGTAATGGAATCTAAAAGAGATTCTTTCTTTTCTTCCTGTGGCGTAATAGTAGGGACTAGATCAGTTGCCTCTAAATCGTCATCTTCAATTACAGCGGAAATAGCCGTTTTATTATTTTCAACAACCTTAATTTTTTCAATGAGTTTTTCTTTCCCAATATTTCCTACTTTAATATCCAGTTGCTTTGCGTATTCTTTTAACTCATCTAATGACATATTTTCATAATTCATTAGTTCTTTTCCTCCAAATCTTTTACATTTCTGCTTTCCAAAGACTTATAGAATTCACCTAGCGCAAAATATAGAGCAGAATTCTTTTTATATTTGTATATTGAAATAGTATTTATTTCTTTAACAAATTCATATCGGATTCCGTGGCCTGCTAACCACTTGACTTCTGATCTATAGCTTGTTGCATATTCTCTGTCAAAAGGAACTCTATGCTTTGTATTTATGTTGTTTTCTTTATCACTCATATATACCTCTATCAAATGCTCACCTAAAATATGCAATAAAAAATCACCTATTGTTAGGTGAGCGAATTTTAGTATATTTTATTTACTTCTATTGATTAGACAATTTCATATCGACCAGTAAGATTATCACAAACAACGCCTGTTCCCAATTTTACCTGTACCTGACTGTCTACAGTTTGATCATGTGTATCCTGTTCAGACAAATCTCTTGCACGAACGTCACCTTCATAGAAGAGTTTTACAAGTTTTGAATTTGCAGGCAATACATGGATTACATTGTTATCAACCTTAAAGTCATATGTACCTCTAAGGAATGTCTGAGGAATCATAACAGCTTTTGCAGGTAGACCAATGTTTTCAACAACAACACCAGTGGTAGCAAGTTCCTCTTTCTGAGAATCCGCAATCCATGCAGTATTGATTCCTTCGGAGATATTTGCTAGGGCAGTTCTAGTACCAGCAAGAACAACTTCCTTCTGAGATGCAATCTGTACCCTCTGGATCAGGTCATTCATAAGTCCTCTGTCATAAGAGCCTTTTTCCTGGAAGGCAGATGGAAGATAAGTGCCGATACCATTGAAGGAAGCATAGATTCTGGAATCAATTTCATTCTGGAAGCCTTTCTGTAACTTTGCAATCATCTCAGGAAGAGTAATAGTACCTTTTAAGAATCTTTCGAGTTCGTCATAAACTCTCAGATAAATCCATTCAGTAGATACGGAGAAAGATTTCTTGCCCTGTAACTTCTGACGGTCAGTATCCCAATGATTACCAGAGAAACGAGAAGCAACAAGGATTGAATTATCCTCAACAACGAATTCATTCTTATCGCCTAATGCACCATTCTTTACTTCTACAAACTGGTCATAGAATCGAGAGTTTTCCCATGCGGTAGGAAGATTAATAGAAAGAACAGTTTCGATAACGGTATAAATTTCATTTTTGTGATTCCTGAAGTTCTGCCAAGTAAGTTTATCCTCACCGAGAATTTCAAAGAATGCTTCCCTAATCGCCTGATCAGTATATTTAGAAGCCTCTGCATTAAACAGAGCAACCTTATTTGTGAGACTGTCATTCATCAATGCAGTCAGATCTTTTAAATAATTACCCATTTATGTATTCCTCCTTCAATTATTACTGTACTTCGATAGTGTATTTAATATTTCTTGTATCAATTGCATATCCATATTCATTTGTAGAATCACCAGTAATTACTACACCAGCAGAGCCAATACAATATGGGAATCCAATTTCTTCAATATCAATAATTTTTAGTTTTGTGTCAGCAGAAGCCTTTGCATAAACCCCATCCTTGAACTCTACGAAATCTCCTTTTGCAAGAGTAACAGTAGACGGTAGATTGCCAACTTTAAATTTTCTATCCTTTTTCAGTTCATATGCTCTAAAAGCAATGCCAGCTTTATTAATAAAATTTTCCTCATTTTGGTCGGTCATAGAATTATCGTTATAAGACCATGCTGGATTGGCAACTAGGTACATAGCGTCATCTGAGTAAGTATCAAGCGCAGTATAGACGCTTTTCTCGTCAGAAACCAAATCGCCTTTACCTACGATTGCCCCGTTTTGAATGTCATTTGCGGACTGCAAAGAAAAGCAAGTGCAGCCATGTAATGCGGTTGTTTCGACTGTCATATAAGTATTTTTCGCCATTATCTTTTCCTCCTGATTATTTCATATATTTGTCAAGTAAATGACCATATTTGTTATTTGTTTCATTTCGCTTACCAGCAACACCTGCTTCAGTGGGATTATAAGAGAAATTCTTCTTTGTGGCAGAATCCATAGTGAATTTACCTACCATAAGAGTAAGTTTTTCTGATACTTCATCCAGTGTTACATCTGCAGGGTTAATCTTTGCTTTATAAACAAGAAATTCTGCACACTTACCAAGTTTTTCAGAATACTTTTCAAATAGAGCATCAATATCAGCTTTGTGTTGTTCCGCTTTTGCTTCATTTTCTTTTGCTTCATATTCTTCAATTTTTTTCATAGCAACAGAATAACTATTCGATACGTCCTCATATGCTGTTTTCATTTCTTCCATTTTGTTATTAAATTCAGTTTCTAAAATAGAAGTATTTTCTTTTGTCTTTGTCTCTGCCATAGAAGCAGCAGTAGTATCAATAACAGATTTAATATCAAATTCCTCAAAATTTTCATCTGTAATTTTATCTGTAGCAGACAAAGACATTTCAACCTTTGAATTAAAGTCAATCACAATATTTTCAACATCGGTTTCGTTTGTAACTGCATAGTCAAAACCATAAGGTTTATAATTTTCCATATCTAAAGCAAATACTTTAGAATCTGTTACATTCAAAAGTCTGTATTTACAAACATCGGATTCACCAATTTTCACGGTTGAAAGAATTTCTGTAAATTTCTTTAAATCCATGAATTTCTTTTCCTCCTTATTTGGTTTGGTTGTTGATTTTCTATATTCATCAAGCATAAGAGAAAACTCTTTTTTGAAAGAATCAAGTTCATAATGTCTGCTAATACAAGCAGATTCAAAACATGGTTCACAATCAGTCCCTAAAATACAAAGAGCAGAAAAGATAAACTCTTCTGCTTCATAGTAATGATCATCACGATAATGTCCCTTCTTGAATTCTATTTCCATGCTTTGCCCGAAATTATCATCCAAAATCGTTTTAGATTCTTCATATCTGTCAGTCCAAAGGATACATCCAGACAATTTCAAATATTCGTTTTTTGTATGTCCATCTTTTTCAGTAATCGTAATCCAGGAAGCGTTATCAGCAGCTTCTTTAGAAACGAATCCAAAAGGTTTTGTTGTCTGTTCAAAATGGATACCCTTATCATCTAAAATAATTCGCCCACCATGAGATCCCCACGACTTTTCATCGGTTCCATCTAATTTATAAATCCATTCTCCGACAATAGGAATTCCATAAATAGAATACAAATTATCTTCAATTACCTTTTTGGGGAGAGAAGTCATGTTGCGATTATCGCCGTGATAGCAGACAAGAACATCACAAAGACTGAATTGTGGATTGAGTTTTTTAATACTTGACTGAACAATTTTTATTTCAGTATTATATCTAAATAACTTATTATCCAATATTTCTCCTTTCTAAAAGCACATATTTTTTGACACTAAAAAATCACTCTGTTCATAATTTGAAGTGAGTGATTTCATAAATTCATCTGTTCCAAAAAACTGATATGCTTTTTTATTATCAATTTCTTTTTCATTATATATAAATCCAAGACTATGTAGATAATCTGCTTTAGCCTTGTCAAATACATAAACAATATTCATATATACACCAGCTTTCTATATGCGATTATCAGGATCATTTGTATCGTTCTCACGAGTTACTTCACCTGCAGCACTCAAATCTCTATCGTCCATAGTGGGTCTGCCTCCATCATCAGATTTATCTCCAGAAGCAGAAGTTGTATATGATGATTTCAGTGGATTCCACAAATCAAAAATATCTTTGAACATCTTACCTTCATGTACTGTGTTTCCAATCATAGCAGAAGGAGATATACCACTAGCTGCGCATAATCGCTCTTTATTTGGTGCGCTTGCCTGTGCTAATTTTAATTCCCGATTGATTACATCTGCTTCGTTGAAAATAGTTATATCTAATATTTTATAAACAAACTGATATGAAGGATAAATGTATTTGCGCAGTTTCATTTGCAAACTCATCCAATTTTCTAACATACGATAAATTCTAAAAATATCAGCACTATCATTTGTGATTGACAATTTTAATTCTGATCCACTTGAAGCACCCGACATAAGGGCTTCACTAACACCTTGATTTGCATACATTTGAGTAGTAGCATCTGCAACTTTATCTCTATCATCAGAATTACTTGATGAAAATTCTACTGACTTAACTTCTCCAGGATAGGGTAGTACTCCGATATTTTCCTGTACGACATTAAGAGCGGTTTCCACATAGGGAGTAAGCATACCATCATCCATAGTTACTTCACCGTCTTTCATCGGAACAGGAAGTACCAACAATTTATACGCATCATTCACAGCTTTGCTTTTTGCCAAATCCTTATATTCATCAATCAAAAGAATATCCGCAATCATTGGAAAAAACGGTGGAAACAGATGAAGAAAATTGCTGTTATATTTTATACAAAATCCATTTTCATAGGGAATATCTACGAGATTATTTAAAGATATGTTTTTTGATTGCTTCAATAGATTTTGTAATTCAGATGGAAGAGTGTCATAATATGCATTGGATAAAAGACTTCTATTTATGGCAAATTCATATACATTTCCATTTACGATTTTTCTAATTTCACAATATCTAGGGTCAAGGAAAAAATAAGATATATCTAAGTCAGTTTCTATAACAAATGCAAAACAAGCATCATTTAGATACATTCTTTTTGTGATGTCGTGAATATTATTTCCTAAATTAAATTTACTTGCTTGAGAAGCAAACTTTATAAAGGTTTTTTTATATGTATTTTCATTTACCTTAAGAAAAGACATATCTGTAATTTCTTTATCTATATAGTAATTCAACTTAGGCATGTTAGAGAAATAATCTATGAGTCTTCTCATATATCCTGATTTCTGATACATATAATCCATTAACTTTAATATCTGTGTTCCATATCGTTCTGGATATTGGCACATATTTAAAATTTGCTGTCTTGAAAATCCGCAGATACGTTGTGGACGAATAGATTTATTTAAAGCAAGTTCTGATAATACCAATCGTTTAATGACTGCAAAATCCATAGATTTTGTTTTGCTAGATGTAAAATTATCAAATGCTTGCTTATCTGAATTGTATATTTTAGATGCTTGCTCATCAGTTATAGTAGATGATTCAGATTTATTTTTTTCTGTACTTATTTATCTCACCTTCTTCCGTTTTGTGACTTGTGAAAATTTAGTATGATCTTACTATAGATGGTCTACGTGCCATTGATAGGATATTTTTGCAATTATTAGAGTTTTTGGATTTAATAGCACTACAATATTCTGTAATATAAAATATCAGATAACTTAATGCAGAAAAACGGTCTTTGTCTACTTTTTTCACGACCTTTTCTACAGATAAAGCACCATTTGTCATATGCTTTAATTTCAAATTTGCTATCTCTTCAAATAATAAATCAGTTTGTATGTATGGTAATACTCGTAAATCCATATTTTGTTTATCTTTAGGAGAAAAATCTGTGTCTTGTTTTTTTTCAAGTAACTTTAATTTGCCACTTTCAACAGCATCTATAAAATCTGCAACTACTTTACTCTGAAAATGCTGTGCTTTCATATCAAACAAGCATTTTTCGGCATCTCTAACCTCTGGTTGGTTATCGGTGTTCATTGTATTCCAACATCCAAGATACTCTCCAGTAATCGGATCATAAGATTCCTTTAACAACTCATCTATCAATCCTGCACCCAATCCATTCCCATCTGCAATAACTGCTTTTGCTAGGAAATTCTTTTTGGTCTTTTTCACCAAACATGCCTGTGCTGAAAAGTTCATTGCATTAGATACTGTCATAATATTTGGAATTTCAATAGATACAATCCTGTTTGATTCTTTATTTCTTATAACTCGTCCAATTGCAATAGAAGACTGATTGTTTGTTGCTTTCTGGCTACGAGCAACGTCAACCCCAAGATAAAATTCTTCGTCTAATTTATTGAAATTAATCATTGGTGTAGTCAATGTCCGGCAATTCATTAATTTATTTATATCAACTAACGCACCGTCTGAAGAACCAACCCACTCTTGCTCATAGTTTTGTGCAAAAGCAATTGGAGAGGAGGTACTTTTTTTTCTTAATATCTGACTTTTGTTACTACCTCTACCGTACCAACATGGCAACATCCAACTTGCACCAAGAACGATTTGACCTTTTAATTCACACATATTGTCATACATATCTATAGAGCGTTGGTATTCGTCAGAACCACGGAAACCAGATGTGGTAAAGAAATGTATTTGTTGATTTAATTCTTGTGGATCGACAAGAGCCATTTTTCCTACGGTGTATCTAGGAACCTCTGTTACAGGTTCAAGAGCATCTTGATATAGTTCGTTATTTAAAAGAGCAGCTTCTTCAATTTTTAATCTTCTTCGTCTTTGCCCTTTGGTTGTCTGTGCATTTGCAATAGCATCTATAGAACTTCCGTTTTTAAACTGAATTAATGCATCGCCTTTGATAAATTTAGGTTCTTTTTCTAATTCGTTCTCAATAAGAGGGAATTTGTTTCTGATTTCATTGAACTTAGATTTTAATAAATCTGCTGCATTTTCTTTCGTCTGAGCCGAAATTGCAAGTTCAATTTGTGGAAAGAGAATAGCAACTATAACACAAGATAAGACTTCATTAAATGTTTTGGCATATCCACGACTGAATGTGCCATACATATTCATGAATCGTACATCCGACCTCAAAAAAACTCTTTGATCAAAATGCATATTGAAGTTACTTTTTTCAGTGCGCAATAAGTCTATGAACAAATCTGGGTACCATCTTGCCCAGCTTATAAATTCATAGTAGTTATATAAGTTTTTTCCAAATACAGAATCATCTTGTATAGCAAGTATTCTTTCCTTGATTGACTCATCAGTCATCAAATGAAAATCATTCATCTGCATCATCCTCGCTTTCATCTGACAAGTCATCGTAATCGCTTGGCAATACAATGAATTTTTCTATATTCGGTCTGTTTTTTAACATAGTGTCATTGGCTTCTGTAAATACACCGTTTGGATCGCCATACTGTCTCAGATATTCTTCCATTTTATCATCATAAAATTTGTAAATATCTTTGTATTCTATTGGTGGTAATCCTTTTAGTTTTCGTGCGTAACTTATATAACAATAAATATTAAAATCTGGAGCATCATGTGGTTGAGTCTTATATTTTGGCAATATATTGATTACATCTGTTGCTTGCTCAATTGCTAATGTTAATTCACTAAAGCTATTTACTCCTTTTTGTAGATCGGCGGCAGATAATTGTTTTGGTGTTAATTTCCCGTTTGATGCCGCGTTCTGTGCTGCGTCATACCATTTTTTAGCTTCATCTACATTACCAGCAGCAGTAGCCATTTCTTCCTTTACCTTAAAACGAACATAAGTTGCAAGAGCCTCTTGGTGCAAATTCGTTTGTAAGGTGTAATTGAGTTTAAGTTTCTCGTATTTCTCATACATTTTTTTATATTCTACAGTAGTATATCCATCTCCAAACAAATCTTTTATATTATCTGTAACTTCAAAATTATCAACATTTGAATAGTGTTTGTTTTGATTTTGTTTAGACACATGTTGAACTTTATTATTTTGCAAACACTGATTAATCAAATGAGAATATCTATTTAGAATTTCATCTTTTTCCCTTTTAGTACGATTACTGTTTTGGTGAATGAATCCTTCTTTTTCTGCATCAGAGTACGACTTCGCCTTATCCTGTCTCATCGCTACCAGCGTGAAATACTTTTGCAATATCTCATATCCATGAAGTGAAACCTCTTCATCACTCAGATAACTATTTTCTTTCTTTACAGATTCTTCAGAAGAGAAGAGTAGGTCAAAATACAGTGGCTTATCAATATTTCTCAGCAAGTCCTTAAATTTATCAAAATCAATTTTTCCGTCCTCTGACAGAACAGAAGTCTTGCAACATTCTTTGCAAACGGGTATGCGTTCATCAAGAGAGTACATAGGGGAGCTGCTATAATAGAAGTCTGTTAAATTCTTTTCCTCATGACAGCAGGTGCATACCTTTTTCCCTTTTTGCTGATTGGCTGGCAACGGTTTATTGCCAGATGATTGTGATTTTTTTCTTGGCATGTTGCCACCATCCTTTCATTTTCAAAATAAAAAAGACAGCCGTGAAATTCACAGCTGCCTTTTGCTTATTATAATACTATTGTTTACTTTATGCCCAATTCGCAGGTCTTACATCTTGACGATAATCATTAAAATTTCCACCTTTACAAACACTTCCCATAGGCGCATCCCTAAGATCAATCCAATGTTCATGCGGACACATTCCATTATGTGAATGACTTTCGTGATGTTGAACAAAATAAATTGGATTTCCACTAGAATCTCTTACATAATACTCAAAATCTTTCATTTTTGTTTATAATCCAATATAAAGTGAAATTGGATTAATCCCCTTTCTTTTATTTAAATTTAAAACTAATTGGTTTCATAATCATAATAATACTTTTGGATATTAATGTCAATTTAGAAAAGAAAATGGGGGGATAAAATATATATAAAACTTTCATAATTTAAAATTAATTTTGCCAATGAAACAATTCTTTTAAGAAAAAGGTAATGGCTTAAACCATTACCTTTTAAAACTAAAATTTGTTGTGAGCACCGCCATCGTGATAGACTCTTTCGTTACGTATTTTTCTGAACTTTAATAAATTCTTACCAAACAAATCTGCTTCTTCTTCCTTTTCTGAGTCTATAATTAATTTACTACCCTGAGTACTGTTAATATAAAATAACTCTCTTGTGTGTAACGCAATGTGTCCAAGCTCATGAGCCATTAATTCACGGATCTTATGTATAACAACATAATTATAACTTCCATCAGGGTTAAAAATTTGTTTGGCTAATGATTTTGATAAGTTGATAACGAACGCATTATCTATTTTGACGATTCTCGCAACGTCATCGGAAGTAGTGTTAATATAAGCTACATCAATATGAAAAGAACGTTGCTTTATTAACCTGTCAAGTTCTTCTTTTTCCAACCGTTCTTGATCATATTTCAGTCCTTGGCATATTTTATCTTCAATACGTTTTGATAAGTCATCATATTTTTTGGTATATTCATCCGTT